CTGCGCCTCTGCTTGCGCTTTTGCTTGTGCCTCTGCTTGAGCTTTTGCTTGTGCATCGGATCTAGCTTTTGCCTCTTCCCGCTCTATGGCTTGTTGGGCTTCCCAAGCGGCTTTGGAATAAGCATCTGCCTCTGCTTGTTTTCGAGCTTGTTCTGCTTTTTGCTCTTCGGCAACCATTTGCTTTGCTTGATTTACAGCCTCATCGTTTATTTTCTGATTTAGTTCGGCTTCGGTTGTTTTGACGGCGGTATCGTATTTTTTGGCATTCTCATCAAACTCTTTCATAAGGCGGTTGTATTCTTCGTTTTGCGCAACGAGATCCGCATCAGCCTTATCAGAGGCCGCTTTCAATTCGTTGACGCCAGTTACCCTTGCCGCTTCATCCCAAGTTTTTTGCGTGCTCTCAAACTGCGCAACTCGTTTTTCGTAAGCCGCTTTGTAACCCTCTAAACTTGTATAGGCTTGCGCAACTTGCGCCTCGGTGTAACCGGGCGGAATTCCTTGATACTTCTCAACCAGTTGCGACATTTGCTCCGCTTTTATATACGCATTGCGATAATTTTTTGCGTCATTTTCTAAAGCCAATGCTGACCTGTCTGCGCTATCTGTTGCCCAACTAATTTTTTTCAAACCAGCGGCAAGGGCGGCTTTTGCGGAATCAGCAGTTTTTTGTATAGCTTGTAATGTTGTTGATTGCGTTGTCAACTTATCAAAAGAAGTGCGCACCAAATTGCTTGCGTATGTAACAGCCGCCGCGCTTACAATTGCCTCACCAACAGGTTTGCCTTGCAAGATTGCATTGGTTGCGGCGCTGGTTGAGTTAGCAATAATTTTTGTAGATACAAGTTTGGGATCTAAACCATAGCCGCCTTGCGAAACTGGCTTGGTCAGTGTCGCCCCAATGTACCCGCCAACAGCACCGCCAATTGCCGCCTTTGCAATTTGCTCTTTGGTTCCGCCGCTCAGCGCGGTCATGGCGGCGCTTCCAGAAGAACTGATGAGCACTTGCTTCCAAGTGCTTTGTGCGACGCCGGGCACGGTGTTCAAATAACCCATACCCAAATTCAAAACAGCCTTCTTCCAGTCACCTCCGTTGGCAACGGTCACGATTGCTTGTGCCACGTTGTAGGGAACCCCCATAAACGTCAGCGCTAACGTCTCTAGCATTGGCAGGGGATTTTTCAACACCGCCTTTACTGATGCGGCAACAGTGTCTGCCACACCCTTAATAATGTTGCCGACTTTTTTTACTGTTGTTACAACAGCTTGTCCAATTCCACTGACAACCTTACCAATAAAATTGCCAACGCCACTGACGAATTTTTTTGCTTTGCTCCAAAAACTCATGGTTGTTCTCCTTCGTCAGAAAGAAGGACGTGCAATTCTTTTTCTTCTTTACCCTTGTGGTTGTTGATTGATTCTCCAACATTCACAAGAAAGCCAGCCTCCTCTAACAACCGCACAGTCAACGGGTTGTCAGCATACGATTGAAAATGTTTGAATCCTGCCTTCTGAAGAGCCTTAGCAAATTCGACATACGCTTCTGCGCGAACGCGTGGAGGATCAATACTGAACACTGGGCCAGCGGCAACCGCTTGCTCTTTGTCGGCAATCTCGTAAAGCAAAAACGTATTGTTTGTTCTAAACGTGCGATAGTTTTCAGTGTCACGAATCATCTGGCTGATGGTGAGGTAGACGTGATGCCAAGATCCAGAAAACATCTTGGTTGCGTTTGCACGCATGACAATGTCTTGGGTTGTTGCGCGTTTCATTCCGACCTCGGATTAACAGCGCCAACCAAGGCGGTCGCCCAAACTTCCCAGTCATCGTAGGATGATGTGCTGGGGATGGCTTCGTTGGTAAATACGTCGATGGCTATCAAGCCATTACCCCAAGCCCTCCAGTCAGTTGTGCTGTCTGGAATTGCAAGCTGATTGGCGGCGTACAGTTCACACATGAGAGACGCCCACGATTCGAACGTGTGGTTTCTGGGGTCGTAGACCAAGCCAATTGGATTACTCGTAGCCACGAACGTCTCCTATTGCTCCGCTTAGGAGCACTTTACCAAGTTGATAGTTACCGCCAGCAATGTTCGAAACAAACCGCAAACGCAATTCGCGGCGTTGTTCTTTCATGTCGATCTTGCCTGTTGTTGGCGAGAACTCGAATGCGTCAGAGATTTTGTCTTGGCCTTGCGCGTATGGTCGGCCAATCACATACAGTTCCATAACGCCAGTTTGGATAAAGTCGGGCTCTACGCGCTCAAGACGCAACCATCTGTTTACGCCAACCATTGCAGGCTCTGATGGCCCGCCAGAAACCCATCCCAAATCAGATGTTTCAAAAAAACTTGATATGGCGTTGACGCTGGTGTCTTGTATGGAGTCAACACCAACCTCGTGTTGCCACAATGACGTAAACGTCATCACCTTGTTGATTGTGATTTGCAGGCCAGATCCTGCTGGTATTGTTGCGCTAAGTATGTCGCCAACCGTGTAGCCAGTTCCCCGATTGTTGATTGTGACACTGGTGACCGTTCCGCCAGCAACCACGATGGTGGCAGTTGCTCCAGATCCTGTTCCGCCAGTCAATGCTGTGTAAGTGTATGTTCCGTTGGTATACGAGGAGCCGCCAGCGGTTAACGTAATTAAATTGACGCCGCCAGAAGCATTTGTATCGTATCCCGCCAAAACGGGATAGGGAAATACTTGCGAAAAGTATCCCGCGCATCTTTGAGCGCCTAACGCTTGACCAGCGTCGTACCAACATTTTTCGCGCACGTTGTAAATGACCGCGTCGGTGCATTCTGTGGCTTGGCCTCGTGGGTAATACCACCAGATTTCACCGTACCTTGGCACTTTCATAGCAAAGACCTTTTGTCTCTGCGCATAGTTCAGATTGTCAAAAAAGTAGTTTTGGTTGAAGCTGTTTTGTATCTCTTGAACCGTACCAGCGTATGCCAAGAATCGGTCAATGCCACACCAGTAGTAGATGCCGTCATACTCAATCACGCTTTGCGAGGACATGATTGAAGTTTGCGAGGAGATGATGTCATATCGCCAATAGAACGTGCTGGATGTTGCGCCGACGGTCACTGTTGTTGGTGTGTAGCTGACTCGGATCAATGAGTCCAGCGACCAAAATAATCCTGACGGCGCGTTAGATCCCCCGCGAACTGGCAGTCCTTTGACTATCTTTGTGCCTGTGATGTTGGTTGCGTTGGCCGTAACACCAACCCAGTCATTCAAATTACCGCCAGCAGAGTTGCGAATTAGGCCAAAGTTCCCATACACAAACAGGTAGGGATACAACATGACAGCGCCACCAGACACGCTGACGTTGTTATTGACAGTAAGCGTAATGCTTCCAGATCCAGTAGCGGCGGCAGACATCACAAAGGTGGTTGCGTTGGTAACAGATGCAACGGTTGCGCCAGATGGAATATTAGTCCCAGACAAAGTCTGTCCAATACCCATAAGCGCTGTTGAAGTCACCGTAACAGTTGTCGTTGCGTTTATTGTGGCCGCCATCGTAAAAACGCCAACAGCGGACATCGTAGTACCCGACGTTGCGCCAAACAACACAGGCGTGTTTACACTGTTATCAATTGCGGTTAGGTTTTGACCGGGGTGCGCAATCAAGGTTTCCAACCCGTTACCGCCAGCGTCAAATACCGTGTCAAACTGCCATAAGTTGTTGTCGTTTGCGGTGAAGTTGGACAGGGTGAAATCAATAATACCTGCGCCAACGCCAAGCTGATTGATGGTCAGGCTTTGAACGCCGTCACTGTATCCGTTGTAAATAACATTGAAGGCGTTCCTTGGGCTAACAAAAAGGCCACGAGAGGGGCCCGCAAGCGAACTGGTGATCTGGTTATAGCCACCTATTTTTCTTGGCCGACCACGTTGAAACCTAACCCATTGACCATCGGTGTAAAAGTTCATGTCAAACTTCGTCCCATCCCGCTGGATGCCGGGTTTGGTTTGGATCAAAAAGACCTTTTCGGTCATTAGAAAGTTCCCCCGCTGACACCAGTAGTAAAGTTTCCTGAACCAGTAATAGCAAGGCCAGTGGCGGTTGTGTTGGAAATCAAGCTTCCAAGAATGGAGATACCAAGCTGGCCGCCGCCGGGGCGGTAAATGCCAGTGTTTGCTTCGGACGCAAAATACAGCGATGGGTTTGAGGCAGAGCCGTTGACCATTGCAACTACAGAGCCGCCAACAGTTGTTGTGTTTGCATTAAAAAAGTTTGTGCCATCGCAAACTACGGTTGCTTGCGTGTTGCTGGGCACAGATACCGTTAGGCCAGTTGTCGTGCCAACAGTCAGGGTGTAAGCGCCCGTAGTCTGGTTGCTAATAACGTACAAGTTCACAACAGGCGGAAAATAAACCGTCACGTTGCCAGTCAATGCTCCCGTGTAAGACTGAATGGTGTTTGATGCCTCAGATGCGGTCAACGTGTATGTTCCGCTTACAACAGGCTTTGTCAGCGCGGTAAAGGTGAATTGAGTGCTGACGCCGTAACCAACGGTCACATAGGATGTGCCTGTGCAGATAATGAACGCCGAGTCTCCGGGGGCAAACAACTTTGCCGATGACGTTCCATCCAACAATTCACTGCTGGTAGTGCCCAACGACAGCGTGCCAGTGCCGTTGTTCTTCAGCAAAGCAAACCAGTTTGCGCCTAGCGTTGATGCCAACGGCAAGGTAACCGTTCCAGCGCCACCAGATGTTGGCCACACCTGAACTTGCGCCCGATCTGCCGTAGTGAACGTATATCCATTTACCAGAGATATTGTCGGATGGCTTTGGTTGAGGGTCAAACCACTTGCAAGCAGGCCGTACCCAGCAAGGGTCGCCGCATCAGCGGATGATGTGCCAGCGCCAAATGTAAATACGCCCCAAACACCGTTGGTGGTGCTGTTGTTGGTTAGATAGATGTATTGGGCGGTTCCTGCGGCAACGGTGACAATTGTTGTGCCGCCTGTGGTCTGCACCGCCAGTGCAGTTGCGCCAGTGTTTCTGATGAGCGCGTCAGTTCCAACAGAAGCCTGCGAAGCTGGCGGCATTTTCAAAGCATAGGACGTCGAGGTCGTGGTGACGTCCATGATGCGGGCGGCCACATTGTTTTCGTCCGAACCGTTTGCAGGCCAAACTAATTGCAAGCTTCCGGTGCTTGAAGTAAGCGCATAGGAAACGTAGCTGACGTCCGTTGGAACAACGACGTCGCCAGTGAATGGGGAGATGTATGAGGTCATGAGTCAAGTGCTACAGCTTGGCGGTCACCAACCCGCTGTTTATCTTCTTCCTTCAAGGTGGTGACGATTTGCGTGTACTGTGCTTGCCACATTTGCATCCGCTCATCGTTCTTGAGGAAAGGCATAGCCTGCAACAAAGTCCCGTACAACATGGCCTGCGGCGCATATTGCGTGAACCAGTTTGTTTGGTTTGTTGAGTCCAAGGGTTGAACCCGCTCGTAATACACAACCTCCATGCTGTAGGCCGAATCAGGTGTTGGGGCGATCAACCAGTGGGTGTAATCGTAATCAGCGTAGTATTTTGGCGCGTCAGTCGCGGTTGTGCTGGGCCAATACTCACGCAGGTATTCGTACTTGCGCAAGAAAATTGGGGTACGCTCACCGTTGACAATCATGGTCATAGATACCGTTTTGTGCCATCTGGCTGGCTTTGGCAAAATAGATTGGGTGGGAGTCAAGGTTACGGAGCCAACATTGATGTTGCCCAAAAACTTCAGTTCTGCGGCCAGCACCTGCTCGGCCAACATGATGAAGGTCGGGATGTAGGCAATTGTGGCGGCGTCAGTGCGCTCCAAGTAGGCTTCGACGCTGGAAACCAAATTGTCATAGGTCTGAGCCACTGCTGTTGTCATAACCCCTTGCCTTTCATGGAAAAAGCCCCCTGTTACGGGGGCATTTTAGTTGTCAATTGGACTTTAGGCAAACGCTCTTGTGCCCTGCTTGTCAATAATTAGGGCCATATTGCGTGGCTCTGCGTCTTTGGTGTTGGGGATCGAGATGTGCGTCCAGCGGTCAAACTCGCGGATGACCTGATCGTAGGGTAATTCCGCGTTAATGATGGCGGTTACAACCTCGTTTGGGGTCATTCCTTTGACGCGGAAATCGCAGGCAGTCCCATGCCGATGCTGTGATCGGTCGCTTGAACCCACTGCACGGTTTACCTCCGCACTGCGAAACGCGCTATTTACGATGATCTCGCGGCCACCCAAGACCTCGCGAACTTGCTCCAAGAACTCAGCTAACCGAGTCAGATTTGCCAATTCGGCGTCGTTGGGCTCGTTGTCAAACTCACGGTGATCTGTGTGGGTAAGTTCCTCGAGGGTGAAGTGTTCGGACAAATTCATTTGATGCCTTTCTGCGATTCAATCGCTTGGTTGTACAGGAATATGCAAGCATTCAGCTTGGAAATGGCGCGGTCGCCCTCCTCTGCTATTGCGAAAAGAGCTTTTCCAGCCTCTGGACTAAGTTCGGCTGATGCTTCTCCTCCACCACCTCCGCTGGGAGTGGTGGGATCTGCGGGGGCTGATATTGGGCAGGACGCTTTGAGGCGCAACCGCAAAGCGCCAGAGTCAATAGCAAGATCACGCTCCTTGGCGGCCAGTTTAGCTTTTTCATTTGTCTTCCTCAATGCGTTTGTGGTTGCAGTCAAGGCGTTGTCAAGCGCCTGTTCTTTGGCTCTAGCTTGGGTATTGAGACGGTCAATCTCAAGTTGCTGGGCTTCAGCTTCAACGTGCTTGCCGTAGTAATACCCGCCGCCAAAGGTCAGCAACAGGGTAATCAAGGCTGAAAATAGGCCCTTCATGGCTTTGGCGGCTCGTCAATGTCGTTGGCTTCGGCCTTGGCTACCGCGTTGGCTACGGCTTTAATGCCTGACCGACCAGCCACACCACCCAGAACGCCCGTGATAAACACCATGATGGTGGAGATCTGTTGCGTGTAAACCTTGTCAATTGGAGCCATGCCTGCCATTGGCTGGGTGACGTAGGTCACCGAGTACAGGAATGCGGCAACCGACCCGAACAAGATCAAAACCAAAATGATGATAACAAAAGCCCAAACGCGGACTTCAATTTCTTCTGCGGTCAGGCGGTTGTTTGTTTTGTAGGCAACGGTAGGCATCACTTTTTCTCCTGTTCAGATTTTGTTAGTTGCTCTGGGCATGTGCCCGTGGCGGTGCAAATTGGAGGCTTGCACTCGGTGTTATTCCAGTTTGTTGGGTCTTGGCAAGGGTAGCGAAAACGGTCTTCGCACCCTGTCAAACACAGGATTGTCAGCAAAAGAATCAGGCTCTTTGTCACGTTGCTTCCTTTCAATCTGTCTTCTCAATCGTTCAAGCTTTTCGGTCTGCACCTTGACCTCATTTTTTGCATCCAGAATGTCCAAGTACAGCATGCCGCCCAAGGGTAGCAACAGGGCAATCAACACACAGCAAGCGATCCAGCCCAAGATTTCTTCCCCTATTTCTTGATGAACAGAAACCACATCCAGATGTACAGGAGGAATATTGCCGTTACTGCTAGGTACGCTTCTTTGAGCAGGAACTGTCTTCTTGCCTCCCTGCGTCGCCATGCCTTGTACCTTTCTTTTGCCTCTTGGTCTTTTCTGGCTCCCTCTTGTTCCTTCATGATGGTGTCCCGCATCTTGAACACCTTGCTGTACAGCGCACCCATTTCAGGTGGGCTTTGGTACACCATCGTTTCCCTGATCGTCACTTCCAACGCCGCCATCTGATCCAACGCCATGACCCGCTTTAGCGCGGCTTCCATGTAATTTTGATTGGGGTCGTAGACGGTCTTTGACTTTTCTTCCTCTTCCCGTATGTGGTTTGCCAACTGTTCCTGAAGCCTGAAAAACTCGGTGAGGTGCTTGACCACGCCGACCATAATTTCAGTTTCATTGACAGCTACATACTTTTCCTTCTTTTTCGCCACAGGCTGGACTGCGTCTGATTTGGCGGGCTTGGCTCCGAAGAGCCGCCCCCAAAAAGACTGTACCTGCTGGGCATCTCCGACAATCTCATCAATCGTGGACTTGACCTCCATGAAGCTGGACTTGGCCTGCTTGTAGAGGTCGCATCCTTCCTTGATGGCGGCAACGCAGGCGTTGGCGGCAAAGAGAATGGTGATCGGGTCAATTTATAGCCCCAATAACTTCTTGGCGAACTCGCCAGCAACGCCGGGGCCAAACAGCACGCACAGAATCACCGCGTACAGCAGATACTCAATCTTGGTCATGCGCTTGTCGCCGTCACGCAAAGATCGGTCGATACTGTTGTATCGCTCGGCGCAAACGGCTTCGTGCACGGCCAAATTGGTTTCAACGTCGCTCATGGTTGGGGCTCCTCAGCCGCTGATTGAGCCTGCTGGGCAAGCGCTTGCGCCTGCTGGACGTCAACGGCTTTTTGGATCATTGCCATCAACTGATAAACCTCTTGGTACGGGCGCGTGCCCAAGTAGCCAACGATGTCGTTTGCGTTTTCTAGCGTGAACCAAACTTTTTCAATCATGACAATTCCTTCGTTATTCCAATGTTGGCCATTGCGGGTTATCGACTATCGGGATCAAGTCAGCAACGGATTCGGCTTGCATTATTGCTGAAACCAACCGCTCGGCTTCTGCGCGGGCTTGGCTTCTTACAGCGACAATTTTTTCTGGAACCTCTTGGCCTGTGTCCATCTTTCGCAACAGCGCCCAATCTGTATCGCACAAAAAACCAGCCATTCTTGCTTTGGCTTGCCTGATAAAATATGGGCGCAATGTTTCGATTGGTTTGTAAACGCCAACTTTTTCAAAAAAGCGAAAATCAAACGGCTCTGGGTCTGGCACTTCTGTGATGCCAACAGCATTTTTTTCTTCTAGCGATGTCAGTCGCAACCAGTTGGCAGGATACGATGTATCGCCAATTACAAAAGGTGTGTCAATATTTAATTGTTGCCCGTTCAACATGAACATTTTTATCTCCCAATTGCGTATTTAGACGGAACAGAACCCCATGCCATATAAATTAGATTTGTGCCATTTGCGGTGTTTAAATTTTTGATCATACAACCTGTTGAAAGAAAATAATACGCCATCCCACTGGAGGCAAAGTTTGTGTTTTTCCAAGTGTCAACATCTGCCGCATACCAATAATCAGTCACATTGTTGTAGGGATTATTAAAATTATTATCAGCCGTGGTGGCTTGATAAAAAACATTTGATCTAGACCCAGCAAGAGCTTGTCTGTTAATAAAAATACATGGCGTGAACCCAAATGCAAACATGGTAGGGTTTGAACTGGTTAATATGTATGAAAAACTAGAGTATCCTTTTACGCTATTGAAACAATACATCTCGTATGCATTCGAAGCTATCAATGCGCTTGTGGCAAAATTTACAATAGTGCTTGAAGGCGTAGCGTTATTCCATATTGCAGATGTGGTTTGCGACCCCGGGCCATTGAAAGGAAAATATACCGTGTTTCCTAACCCTACATGGTAACAAAACCAATTACTTCCTGTAGCGCTAACGCTTCTCAGCATTATGAATTCTGGCGCACTATTTAAACCGTGGCCGACGGTAAAAGTGCCAGAAGCTGGCGATGTAAAAGTTACTATTGACGTGCCAAGCGAAGTATTTGCGCGTACAGAAGAACTTACAGTTCCGTTTGTATTTGTGGCCGATGAAGCATTTACAACAAATTGGACCGCCGCGTATACAGTTGTGTTGTTGTTGGCTTGAGTATCAGAGCCAAGACTGAAGCCATTTGAATTGAATGCTGTTAACCCAGTTGCTTTTGTTGTTATCGCTGTAGTTGCGCTTAGATCTATAGCCTTGGTTACGCCCTGTTGAACGTCGTAAGCAACGCTGTTGAACGATGCGCTGTTTGGAAAAATCCAAACTATATCTGGTAACAAACCCGTTGATGTAAATGAATTTGAAGTGTTGTCAATGGATTGGGTGGCCGCAGTGCCTGTATAGTTACTCATTCGTACATAATCCGTTCCAAGAACCACACTTGGCGTTGGCAGATTGGCCGTACAAATTGATTTGTATCCGCTAGGTATAGTCCATTTAAATGGGCGCTGTCCAGCGTTGTAAGTTATAGAAGAGCCAGACGACATTAAAAAAGAAACAAATATCCGTTGCCACGATGTAGCTGTAGCCGCTGGAACGGTAGCAACTGTAGTCCAATTGGTTCCGTCTGTCGTTCTCTCAAACAAGCGCGAAGAATTTGTAAAACGAAACCCGCCAAATGTTTGTACGCCACCCGCAGTAGTGGACACATTAAAAAGTGCGGTGTAATTATCATTATAATCACCAAGCATAACATCGGTGTTTGTGCTGGGTGTTACAGGGCTTGGAACCTCCCAATAATAATCTCCGCCAGTTAAATCGTACAGGCCAACTTGCGTAGCATCAGCCCCAAATGAATTTGTCGATAAAGTTTTTGCTTTTGAAAAATTTCCACGATTGCCATCGCCCGCAAATCTTCCTGTCAAAGAATTAAACACATCGTAATTACCTCTGGCAATTCCATCCGACCCGATATACGGGGTAGGCGAATCATATAGTGGGCTTTGATATACGTCGTTAGTTAGAGTAAAAGATGCTGTCGTATAGTTGTTTCCATTGCCAGATGTGTCATTCCCTAGCGTGGATGTGCTGGTTGTATCTGTAAACTTATAAAGCCCGCCATTAGCGCCATACGAGCCTGTGTACGCTTTTGGCGTCCATACACCAGTTGTTGCACTATATTCTCCAAACATTGTTAGAACTGTTGTAGAAACTTGATTTATGGTTCTTGTTGTTGTTGTCGGAACAACGCCGTCAAGAAAATGTAAATCGGTGAGAAGGTTTTCATACGTTGTGCCGGTTGAAATTCTGCCAACATATTGAACTGTCGTTCCGTTGTTAAAAAGGGGCACTGCATTTTGCACCCACGACCCACTGAGAGTGCCGGGGACAAGCCTTCCATTGACAAATATTCTTAACCCTGCGGCGGCGGTTGCTTGGGTCGTATCCACAGCCACAACAACGTGAAACCAAACATTATCAATAAAAACAGGCGTTGTAGTAAAAGAATTGCCGTTGTTAATGCGAATTACAAGTTCGCCAGTGCTTTGATGCAGAATGTAGTCATTAGTAGCCCCGGCTGTCAAAATATAAGTTGACGAAGACGTTGATGTAGTTAAATTTACATCGACATTTTTATACCAAAAAGAAATCGTATATATTTTGTTGTTTGTGGGGGTGACGTTGGTTCTACTCATTGTCCCCTGAGTACCAAAAGCCAGTGACCCAGCAATCAAATATTGCGACGTTTGGTTTTTGGTGATGAAAATATCTTTTGATGCAAACATTACGCGTACGCCTGTGCAATGTTGCCGTACCAGTTTGTGCCATCAGCAACGAACGACGCAATATCCCAGCGTGACGCGGTCGTGGTGAGTGTCGGAGCGGTTCCAGCGGGCCATTTCACGGATGTGAATGTTCCTGTGAAGGAGCCAGCGCCAGTGCTGATGATCAGGATGAATGACTTGCCAGCTACGTTTGTAGGCATCGTAAACGTACAGTTGCCAGTCATGGTCACGGTCTGCACAGTGCCGCTGGTCAAATCAAGAGTTTTAGATGTGCCTGAGTTACCAATAGCAACCACACTTTCAACATAGTTGGTGACGGTTGGATTGGTCAGCGTTTTGGCGGTTAGCGTCTGGGTTGACCCAAGATTCACCAGCGTGTCAGAAGCATTGGGGAACGTGTAACTGTTAGCGCCTGCGACTACGAATGTTGATGCAAAGTTGCCGCTGATTGTGAGGGTGCTTGCCGCATTGTTTGCAACACCCGTACCACCGTTGGCAGGCCCCAGCGTGCCAGCCACGGTTACCGCGCCAGTCGATGCTGTGTTTGGGGTTAACCCAGTCGTGCCAAATGTAATTGAAGCCACGCCGCTGGCCGCACCAGTTGCCCATTGCGGGGCTGTACCCCCACCATTTACAGTCAAAACTTGTCCGGCAGTTCCGATACCGAGCTTTGTAAACGACGTTCCAGAGGAATAATAAATTAGATCGCCAGCGGTGTAGCTAGTTTGTCCAGTGCCGCCTTGGGTGGTGGGCAAGTTGGTTGGTATGGTTTGTTTGACGTAAATATTTCCCGATGCGTTCACATAGGTCACCACGCCAACTTGAACGACCAAGCCAGTTGGCGGCACTGTGTTCATCAGTTGACCAGCAGAGTATGGGCTGAGGTATAAGATCTGACCCACGGTGTAGGTACTGGTATTGACGCCTTCAATGGTTCCATTGGATACAACATAACCAATCGCGCCGTTTGCAATAGCGCCCTCTGTCAAACCGATTACAGAAGAAGTTGATGTAGCATCCGCTCTGGCCAAAGCAATGTTGGGGTACGTCTGACCACTTGATGTGCCAGTAACGTAAACAGCAGAACCGTTTGGAATGCTTGATCCAGTGTTGTTGATAACCCTGAATTGAATATCCAACCCCATGTGAACAAGCCCGGTGCTAACGTCGTTGTAGTACGCCAAAGCCTTTTTGGCTGTGTCATAAAAAACGCGACCCTCTTGATATGAGGGCGCAGAAATTGCGGCATAGTCGGCGTAGTTGGCAATGCCTTGTGTGTTGGTGGACAGCTTTGTGCCGTCAAACGTCAAGTTTGCACTACCAGCATACGCGCCAGAGTTGTTGTAAATAACCTGACCGTTTGTGCCTGCAATACTGACAGCAAACTGAGAAACAGTTCCGCCCGAGTTTTTGTAAAACAACTTTCCATCAGCGTAATTGATGGCCAACTCGCCAAACGCTAAATCGGCGGCCAATGGCACGTTGGTGGTCGTGCCACTGCTATATAGTTTTATTGGGGTGTAGCCTGCCTGTGCCATGGTCTTCCTTTACGTTGGGCCGTATTTGCCTTCGTACAGCGGCGATTGGTCGACCACACCGTTCAAGGTGTCGTCTGGCCGCGGGAATCGAAGGTTGATGCGTTCGGTCTGGCGGGCGGCGAGGCGGTAAGGATCAATGTTGTCCTTGCACCCTTGATCGCACACCCTCAGGCCGGGGAAATTGGTGTCTGGCGAAAGTTGAACCAGCATGCGCTTCATCTTGCATCGGTCGCAAACAGCTATTGCCAGCGACGTTTGACCTTCTGTGCTGAGTAATCTTGGCATGATTACCTCGTATAAACAGAAATATTGGGAGCCCAGTAGATTGGCGATTTGTCGCGTTCTTCTTGCTCTGCTTCAAGCAAGAACTTGGCGGCTTGCGCGTCAAGATAGTTCATGCGGTCAGGCGCGACCCCGGGGAGTTCCATCGACATCCGATGCGCCAAATTCATGAGAACCGCCTCGTACCAACGCTGTGGGATCTCCACTTCGCCATAAAGCTGGCCAACGTCCATGATCTGGCGCGAATACCAGATTACGATTTGCACGAATGAGGTGTCTGGGGTTGGCCACACATAGATTGTGGGCAACGGAATTGTTCTATCGAACCAAAATTGATACGGCTGGTTGGCCGTGAAATTCTTGTTTGGTAAGTTGGTGTAGTCGTCGCGGTTCAGGCGCGACATTTCGATCTCTCGGCCATTTGTGCCGAAATACAGTTCCCGCAGACCAAGGGTGGTAGTGCTAGTGGCACGCATACGGTAATACCGTACGTTTGCGCCGGGGTCAACATCCTGCCACACCCATTGCCCATCAGTAACAGCAACAGAAGTGCCTGTGTACAAGGTCTTCCATGTCGATCCGTCGACAGATGACTCAAACACATAATTCCACGTCTGGCTACCGCCGCCAGCTATGTAGGGCATGAAGCCTATCGAACCAATGTAATTGGTTTGGCCTGCGCCGTAGTCAATTGAAATGTTGCCCGCTGGTGTTGTCTGCGCACAGTAGGTGGTAGTGTCCTCATCAAAGGCAAAGTCGACTGTTCCGCCAGCGGATGAGGCGTATGTCCCAGTTGGGCGCGTCATCGTTCTGTACAGCACGTTCAGGGCGTCCACAGAGCCTTGCGGCAGGCTGTAGATGTATTGGTCAGCAATCGTGCCCAGAACAACCTTGTTGATGGCCCAATACTGAATGCCGCGATTGGACAGGTGGCTCAAGAAAAAATACAGAGACTCGCGGGCGGATCTAACCTGTTCCGAGGTAAGTTCCTCGGCAAGTTTTCCGCACCGACGCGCCCCGTGGTCAATCAGGGTTTGGACGTCTATGACGGTAGCACCAACTGTTCCTGAGTAGGCCATTTTTTACCAGTCAGCGCAGGACGTATTCTTTTTTGTCGTAACCATTACGGTTGTTTTGCCGCCATCTTTCATCGGCTTTGCAGGCACTGTGTTCATTGGAACAACTGTCATTGGCATTGGTTTTGCCATCGGCTTTACCATTGGTTTTGGCATTGGCTTTGCAGGAGCTTTTGCATACATAGTTTTGGGCGCAAGTCGTGAACTCATGGTTTTTTCTCCTGTTACCAGCCGGGGCAATCCCAGCGTTTTAATGATGCCTTTGCTCTTGGCGCATCCCCTTTGGAATGCTCAACCACACCGCTCATTCTGGCGCAGAAGGAATCCTTCCGTGCTCCGCCCTTTGGTTGCGGAGCTTTCAAATTGCTTCCAGTCTCGCGGTTGTATTTTGCCCGACCCTTGGCTGTTAATCCAGCACCTTTTTCGACGGACAACTTTTCACCACGACCAACAGCAAGTGATGGATTTTTTGCCATGATTACCAGCAGGATTTTTTGGCGGAACCGCCAGATTTCATTTTGGCTGTTTTGGCTGACTGCTTGAAGGCTTCAGCAGTTGGAGCGCCTTTTGAGCCCGGCTTACGCATGCGCTCACCAGAGCCTTCAGCGATTCGTTCACGTTTTGCATTGATATTTTCATACAAGCCGCCGCCCTTCATTTTTTTGGTTGAAAATAATTTTTCCACAATTTTTATCCTCTCGGGTTTTGAGGTTGCTTGGCTGACAATTTTTAAACGCTCTGGCTGGCTTTTACCTTCATCATAAAACCCAGCCTTTTTTAAAGATTGGACAACTCCGCCATCTTTCATTTTTTTATCAGCCTTGACAAACTCTTTGCCAACCTTTTGAGGTACACCACCAAAGCCGCCCTTGGTGTGAGCGGCGGCTTCCATCAAACGATGTTGAGCAGGTGATTTGCTTGGCATGTTAAGCCTGCGCTTCTTTCCATGACAGACGAGCCTGAATGTTTGCCGCACCAGTTGTGGTTGCAACTACATACAGGACATCAGGGCCGTCAGGATACAAACCAGCTTGCGTTGTTGGAACGGTATTGTTGACGCCGCCACCCAAGATTGAGTTGCCCAAATCGCGCACCTGAGTCAAGTCCAAGGTACTGATGCCAACTGGAACGTAAGTAGCCGCCAATGATTCGCCACCTGTAATCGTTGCGGACGTGCCTGTTGACCCGTTCACCGCAATTTGCGCCAAAGACGAGGTAAAGCCGCCTGCAAGTTGTTGTGGCGAAATAAACGAGGCTTGTGCGCCAGTTCCAGAAAACGCCGCCGCAAGACGACCGTTCAAAACCAAGTTAATCAAAACCGCTGAAGTCGACGCAATGATTGACACCGAGTCAAGTTGCAACTGCATGCGGTTGATGGTTTCTTTTAAGCCCAATGTATCGGTGGTTCCAGTATCTACTGATGGCGCAATACGGATTGCCATCAAGGCATAGGAACCAGCCACGGTAACCGCCAAAGGCGTGGTCATGCCGTAGTTGAAAATCAGCGATTTGTCGTCGTTGAATTGGCCGTCCATGATGACAGAAGAGCCCCAGTGCGAAATTGAAGGCACTGAGTCAGCCGTGGCGTATTCAACCGTTACAAACGCGGTTTGCGGGTTGGTTACTGAAAAGGCTGTAGCCGCCGCGCCACCAGTTACGCCACGAGTACAACCAGTCAGCGAGGTTGCTGTTTTTCCGGTGTACGTCACATACTCAACAATTCCAGCCGCGCCTGCCCCTGTGATTTTTGCCAACCCACTTAAGTTGAACAAGCTTGTGTCAGACACAGGAAGTGTGGTATCCCCTGCGCCAATCGACGCGGTCAAAAATGTTGTTGGGGTCAGACCAGAAGATTCGTAGTGCGACGGCAAGTTACCAGAACGCATGAAAGCTTCATATTGCAAATTATTATTTTGAACTTGATGGCAATACGTCACCGCTCCATCTTTTCCGCGCATACCCCAGCGAATTGAACCTGCGCCGTACCAAGAATAGTCGATGTACCACATCTGCATGCGCGTGAGGTCAAGCGTGTAGCCTGAAGGGCCTGTTCCATCCATTGGGTCAAACCAAGTAGATCGCGGATACACGGTGTCCGTGGTAATAGACATGATGTAGCCACCGTTTGGCGAGGAAGTTGCGTTGTAACTTGCGCCACGATATTCAGGCGAAATAGTTAGGGAGGTATCGCTGTCAATTGCAATCACACGATATGACTGACCTCGAATGACGCAGAACTGGCCCGGTACAAACGACTGGGTAAAGTTGGTTCCAACTCCAGTGACGGTTCCGTTACCTTGCGTCACTTGCACATACCCTTGCGTTTGAACGGTGGAGTTCCGAACAACGGCGCTTAAAGTTTGCCCGTCAAATCTAAAAAATATGCCGTTTTGTTGGTCAAAAATACCAACAGAGTTTGAGGCTCCGTACCAGATGATTGGGTTGATACGAATATTGTTACCCCGTGCTGGTGATGAAGGAGGGGTGTCTATTACGGTAGTTTGGTAGGTAAACGTGGTTCTTGAAAATCCGCCCGTTAAAATTGTGAACGTGCCGTTGTATTGTGTTGGGGTGCATCCAGACACCGTAACAACTGCGCCAGCGGCAAGATTGTGAGGGGCTGATGTGGTGACCGTAACCGTGCGACCTGCGGCGGTCAACGTTGGTTGGAAAAGCGTTGGGCACAGTGATGATCCAGTAGAGAACTGGATGCCTTTGCCTGATTGGTAGCGGAAATAACGACGTGTCTGACGAATCAATTGCTGATTGGTAATCGTGCCGCCAGCAGAAAAGGCCACGCCACCATCAAACGGGCGGGATTCAACCCACCCAGCAGGTCGCATGAAAACATTTGATTGGCCAGCGCTGTTTGTTGGGCTTGTCACCGCAACGGCGGTGGTAAAAGTAAACGTGCTGGCAGTTGGGGTTGTAGCAACAATCCAAGCGCCGTTGACGTTTAAATCACCTGCAAAACCAGTCATGTAAACGTAGTCACCCAAGTTCAAGCCGTGTGGGTAGGTGGTCGTGCAAAGCGGGGTTGTGGTCGCGCTTGCGGTGATGCAGTTTGCGCCTACTCGAAAAGCGCAGTTGCTGTAAAAGTAGCCGGGGTACACATACGTTTTGCCGGGGTTAAATACGTTGGTTGTTGCCGTTGCATTAGCGTCAATTAGGAACGAAACAGATACGCCTGCGCTAACGGAAGAAACCAACCACCAACCATTGACGTTGGGGTTTGTTGCGCCAAAGATAAAAATTGGAGTTGTGTTTGCAACGTAAGCGGCAGTGCTTGCCATGAACACAGTGACAGTACGACTTCCGCTTGTTGTTTGAATGCCGTTAGATGAAGAGGCATTGTTGACAGTCGTTGAAATCTGGGGAATGTAATACGCGCCCTGACGATTGTTTTGCAAATTGATAGATTCCCACTTGGTTGGCTGTTGACCATATTCAAAGTCGGTGTCGATCAAAGCTTGGGGTGTAGAAACGCGCAACTTGTCCACTGGATCGTATGCAGGGGAGCGCGAAGACTGTTGCGTGCGCAACTGCTGATCTGTTTTTGTGTCGGGGCCTGTGTATGCAACGAGTTGTGACATTTTTCACCTATTTTGAAGTCAAACGGGGGCCGTAGCCCCCGCCAAGTTTAAACAAACTTTGGAGCCTTTTGGGGGCTATTCATCGTTTTCGGATACGTCAAGTTGCTTTCCAATTTTGCGTTTTTCATCTGTGATGCATTTTCTGCATCCAGAGCATTTCGCAAAGCTTTGTTTTCAACTTTACCGCCCTTTTTGTACGTCCCGCTAAAATTCAGTTGAGTTTTAGGTTTTGGTACAGGCTGGTTTCCTTGTGGCATCGCGACGGGTTTGCCTGTGTTAACAGTTCCCCCCGTCGCGTAGTGCTTTTTTGAAGCACCGCCATTCTTGTAACCGCCAGCGTTGGACAAAGCAACACCGCCAGTAGCGGCGTTGAGCATGGCTACACCACCAGTTGCGTAACGGTTGTAGCTATCGTCCCTTCTAGCCGTGCTGATTTTTTTTGATGGCGTTTCGGTGGTTTTGGTAAGGCTCCTGTCTTTCTCGGCTGGAACATCACCGCCATTTTTATAGCCGCCAGCATTACTCATTGCAACGCCGCCCGTAGCCATTTTGCCGCCGTGTTTCAATGCCAGCTTAGTGCCCTTGCCGCCCTTGTGTTGCTGGGTGTCGTGTTGCTTGAAAGCTTTTTTGACCATAGCCTTGTCTTGCGCCATGTCAACCTTGCCGCCGTCTTTTTTGTATTTTTGAAGATGACTAACCGCTGACGAAATTACATTTTTAACTGGCCCGGCTGATTTTACGAGTGGCGTTGGTGTTCTCGGTGTTGGTGGTAGAGCTTTTGCAACTGACGAAATTACATTTCCAACTCGCCCGGCTGATGTTGGTGCTGGTGCTGGTGTTGGAGCTTTTGCAACTGACGAAATTACTTTTTTTGCGCCGCCCAATGCTTTTTTAAGGAAGCCGCCAAGTCCTTTTTTGACAACCTTGGTTTCGCCGCCTTCTTTCATGCCAGCCACACGCTGATTTACAACTACTTCTTTGGAGATTTTTGAAGCAGGCATTTTTCCCATTTTGGGGGAAGTTGTGACTTTTGAGGTCATCGACTTTTGTGCCTTCATGCGATCTCTCGCGGAGGGCTTGCCGGGTGACTTGACAGGTGCATTGACCGCAGGACGACCAACAAACGCAGGGGTTGATGCCAACATGCTCATCGCGCCGCCTTCAGCCATTTTTGTGTGGCCGTCGGCAGATCCGCCTTTTTTCATGTTGACGTGACCACCCTTTTTGAGCTTCAGAACAACTGAAGGCTCGGTAGTCTCCATTTTTACCATCGGTTTAAATTCAGCCATGTTTTTTCTCCTTAGGCTTGATCTGAGCCAAGCAAACCTGCACGAGTAGCGTTGGGGCCAACTTGTATAGCGGTCATACCCAAAGCAATTACCAGACGCTGAGTGCCGTCAGGGGTGGTGGTTGGCGCATAAGTGCCACGCACGTCAGGGGTAGTTGGAGCAGAAACACTTGAAGGAACCAAGTTCAATGCATTGGCAGTGTAAGAGCCAGTGGTTGTAACTCGCGTGTTTGCCAAGTAGTTGGCTTGCGTGGTGGCGATAGAGCCAGTTGTGGAAGAAGCATTTACCCAATAGTATGTGGTGTTCAAAGACACACCAACCAAAGAACCAAGGGAGCCCGTGAAGGAAACCAAAGTGCCGCTAGGAGGCGAGTAGGCAACGGTAAAGACGCCGGGAGCGGCAATCGTTAAAGCCGACACAGCTTGAGTGCTGTAGAAGGTTGTGCCACCGCCTAAGCCTTGCAATGCAGTACCTGTATCACGAGCCAACGTGTTGTGGGTGTGGGCGCTAATAAAGTAGGTCAAGTCGGTGAATTTTGCTGGCAGACCAAATATCTTTGTGGTTCCCACGCTGACGCCTGCGGCACTAGCGGCGGAGAATGTGCAAGATGCAACTTGGAAGAATGCCTTGCGTCCAGAGGTGGTTGTGGAGGCGACGTAAGCGATGATTTCGCTCATCGGTTGGCCGTAGTAGTCAAAACCAGTGATGGTCATGGAACCAGTTGTAACGCCAGCGGCTCCGACGGTGGTCAAAGCACGGGGGTAATCCAACTGAAGCACGATAGTGCCGTCAGAGCGGGTTACACGGGTTGCGGCGGTGGAGGTGGCAGACAGTTGTGTGCCACTGTATGTGGTTGCGCCTGTTGAGGTTGTGGAGGCCAGAATGGCGGTTGTGCTTACGGCTACAGGAACGATGTCATACAAGTAGACACGTCCCATGGGGCCAAAGCCAAGATCCATTGGGGAGGGATTGCCGAGATTGCTGAAGGTGTTGTCTTCAACATAAGACTGGGCGGAACCCAGAAAGAGGTCGTCTGAAAATTGAGGCATTTTGTCTGCTCCATGAAAAGTATGACAAGATTTAAAAAAGGGGCGGGGGTTTAATCCCGCCCCGCTTTGCGTTTTTACACGCCGGGTGTGCCGTACATAGCACGCCAGTCGGTGAAGCCAACGTCGTAACGCTCTGTCGCCTTGTAGCGCATTGAGTCGGTTTCGAAGTCGCCTTCCATAGTTTTTTCCAGCTTACGACGCATCAAAAGCTTCATGCCTTCGGGAGCATCGGTCTGAACCCACCATGCGCTTGGGTTTGTCAAACGTGACAGCACTGCCGCGCCTTCGTCCAAAAGGCCGATTGCTTTGACAGGGTTAATGTCGTTGTTTGCTGTACCAGTGCGCAAAACGGATTTCAACAACACTTCGGATTGAAAAATGTTACCGGGGGCCACCACCAATTGGCGGGGAACCAAGCGAATTTTCTTGCCGTTGTTGTCAACTGCTTGGCGAACTTGAATCAACATCTGTTCGAGGGATGTTTGGCTCAAGTTTGCGGCTGTAGCCAACAAGTTGCTGGTAGTGCCGTTCACGATGGGGTGAGCATTGGAGTTCAATTGAACGCCGTCGCCGCCTTGATACGCTGAGTTGAAAGCGCGGTTAAGCACGTTCGCAGACAGCGTTTCTTTGGTTTCAATCAGGGATTGAGCCAAGTGGCGGGCATACACGTTACCGATACGGATGTGGTCGCCGTCTTCCACCAACACTTTGGTCAACGCAAAGGCCAAGCCATACACGTTGTACACATAGCGTTTCAGGAACAGCACGCCGCCTTGTTGGTAGCTGACAGGTGAACCGTCAGGCAACTGAGGAGCGGCCCCAAAACCGTAAAGAACGGGTTCTTCGTGGTAGTTACGGGGAATACCTTCTTGCTCACGAAAAACTCGTGACCATTCATCGGTACGTTGGTCATAGACTCCATCGAAGCATTCGTTGAGAATTGGTTCAACAATACTTCTAAAGTCCGTACTGCGCATTGGAGCGGCCATAGTTCACTCCTCCTTATTAAGCGATAGCGTTGAATGTGCCGAAGAATTGTGAACGTGGGTTCACAACACGAACGATCACAAAAGGATCTCCCCATGCATTGTCTGCATAGGGGGCAAGGTCTACAACGCGCATGTCACCGGGGTTGCCATTGCCGACGGCAGTGGAAACACCCAGACCAGTAGTTGACAGACCAGTGACGTTTGAACCACTTGTCACCGTAAAACCAGCATTGGCGCTGAAGTTAAATTCATTGCCAATCGAGGTTTGGGCGATGGTTGCGTCGGTTTGAATTTCGTAAACGATGTTGTTGTCGTTGTAGAAATAAGCGATGCAAGAGCCCGTTTGGTAAGTTTGACCAGAGGGCCAGTAGTTGGAAACGCGACGACGTCCAGTGGTGTCGGTAAATTCACAACCAGCGAAAGCACCCGCATAAACAGCACCAGCGGCGGCATTGATAATTGTGCCAGCACTGGGGTTATAGCGGACGGGTGCGCCTTTCAAGATGTCCGAGGTGTTGTACCCCGAAGCAATACCGTTGGCCAACGCCTGTGCACGATCCAAACCAGAAGGATGAAACGCAGGACGCAAGCCGAACGGAGCAGATGTTGCAGACATAGTCTAACTCCTTGTTTGATGAAACAACCTTAACCAGCAAATACTGGTGTGGGGATCGGGGTGTCAATATTGTCCAAACCGTCGCCTTCAACCTGTCCAAGCCTACGGCCTGAACTGTCTCGCCCTTGTTGCGCCTCTGCTTGCAAGCGAATCTTGTTCGCTTCTTCGAGTGGAGCCTCGTGGTGAAAGTGCGCCATGATCTCTTGGTAAAGTTCCATCGGAATCTTGAACAAAAGCATTTCGTTGCACGCGATAAAACCAGCATGCTCTCCAGCCTTTACGCGCCAATTTTCGAACCCGGGAATCTCCTCCACCTTGATGGGGACGTAACCGAGTCGCATGCGCTTGTCGATGCTGTCGTAGCCGTTGGTCGTTGATAACCAGCAAACGTGAAATCCCTTTAATTCAGGGACATTGGGCAATGCGCTTTGTGTCCATTCATCCTTCCACATTTTTTTACGCTCTTCGGATGAAAAGAACTTCTCCTCTGGGGCCTCACGATCTGAATCATGACTTGCGCGATTTTCGCGTCCACCAGCAGTAAGATTTTTTTTAAGACGTTTATCCATTTTTGTAACTCCTTGTTGACTCAATAATTTTTGCCTTCGAGGGCGTAACGCTTGATCATTCGCGCCCTTTTTTCTGGGTCATCCCACAAACCCGCATCCTTCATTGCTTTCACCTTTTCGGGTGACAGCGTGATGGTATTTTTTCCACCACTTGAGGAAGCGCTTTCGCGGCCTGAGCCAGTGACAACATTCTTTGGTCTAGAAGTTCGTACTGGATTTTCGTCCATGTCGTCAGTATAGCGGTGTGGAACCACTCTTGACAAGCGTCTGTCAAGTTCTTGCCAATATTCCGCCGTTTTGGGGTCGTACCCTTCATCGGCCAAGATTTGATCCTCGTTCAAAGCGCGACGGGAATCAGCATCTCTGCCACTAGGGTCGTACCACGGGTTCTTGTTCATCCAGTTGGATGCATGCCGCTGAAGCACGGGGTCTGGAGCCTGAATGGTCTGCTGGCGCTGGGGAGCGACAGAGCGTTGCTTTAGGTTGGTCAGAGCCTCATGGTTCTTGCTGGACTCGATCAACATCTCTTGGGCGCTGACCATCAGTTCGCCATTGCCAGTTTCGGCGGCTTCTTTGATCTTTTCTTTGGCAAAGATCACTCTGGCGACCTCGTCTTCGATCCGCTTGTCAAGGCGGGCCAATTCGGAGCCAAGGGTTTTGCGCTCTACAACCGACAGGCGCTCAAGCAATTGCTGGTTTTGACGCTCAAGCTGTTGAAGCTTAATGTCTTTCTCAACAGAAACTTGCTTGTGGTAGTCCTTGCGCATACGGCGCTTGGCTCGTTTGGCTTCACGGGCGGCCTCGGCAACGGGGTCAATAGAACCAGTTGCTTGGATCTCAGCACGCTGTGCGGCCTGATCATCCTCGTCAGAGCCGATCTGTTCGACCTCTGGGGATGGAATACTTTGGGGCAGGTCAACAACGGCTCCGCCGTCGGCGGCTTCTTGAATGACCATGACCTCTTGTTGGGTGTTTTCTGTGCTCATATGAAGGCTTTCATCGCAAGTGGATCACCTGTAATGGTTGCAATGACTTCGTGGTCATTCAGCACCATAAACAAAACCGGGTCTTCGTCCTTGGGTGCGCCGGGGATTGGAACCTCCCAGCGATCACCACCCCATTTGGGTACGCGGATGTAATCACCCTCGGCACACCAAACGCCCTCAACCCACGGCTCCATCGAATCGCGTTTGCGAAACGCTAGAGGGCCAAGCGCTATGACTTTGCCAACCATGTTCTGCCACTTTTCGGTTTCTCTGGTTTCTTCAACCAAAACAATCCCGCTTGCGGTTACTGTCTTCTTTGTGCGGCGCAATTGCACCAAAACTCTTGCACCAAGTGGACGCGCTCCGGGGTCTACAACAGGAAATGCTTCCCGTAAATCAGCGGCATTACCCGCTACCGTGCTATCACTCATCGTCTTTTTCTTTCATAAGGTTATCAAGGATGTCCAAAGACTCCTGCAAGCCTGCGTACTGCCCCACCATTCGTTGGTACGATTCAAAGTTGATGGCATTGCCTTCAGTCAATGAATTTTGTATTTCGAACTGACGCGCTTTGACAGCGCTTATGAGGTCGTTGATGTAGCGCATTACTTGCTTTTGCCCTTGGACTGCTTCATGGTGGACAGGCCACCGTTTTTCTTACCGCTGTCTGAATTCGCTGTAGATGCCTGCCCTTTTGTCACATCCTCGCCTGTTGCCAGACGATAGTGTTGACGTGTTGGGCCTGCGGGCGTGCCGGGGATTTTGTTAGTAGCCATCAATCACTCCTGAGTTCGCGCTGTGCGCGTAGGTTAAGTTCCATTGCAGTTTTTTCCTGCTCGTTACGCAACTTCAATTCGTCTGCGGTGATGTCCGCAGTCTTCATGCGTTCTGTTGTAAGGTTGTCTTCGGCGTTCATTGCAACCTTGGTTTCCAATTCTTTCTGCTTGTGCGCCATCTCCGCTTGATCGCGTGCGGCGCGGCGCTGTGTCTCTGCCATAGACGCCTGCAATACCGCTTGCGATTCGGCGTCCTGTTGCGGCTGTGGCTGGAACTGCTTCATCATCTCGCCAAGCTTTTGTAGGGCCGGAACAACCTGCGCAAACACCTGCTCGGTGTCGAGCTTGACGTGGTCCGAAGCCAGCGCAATGGCCTTGTCCAGCACTTGGGCATTTTTGTTTTCTTCGTACTTGCCAAGCTGGATCTTTGTGCCTGCGGTGACGTAGGTTTCCATTTGATTCGTGTACCACAACGTCATGTGCTGTTTGATGTGTTCCAAAACCATAGGAATGTAGTTTTGGGCGATCAAAGGGTTTGATCCAAGGGTTGGGTCTAGCGCAAAGTTCAAGTGGGCTTGTATGTGCGCTAAATGGTCTTGGCGAGGGTAGGCAAAGGCAGGCTTGCCAAGTGTCATGGCCGCGTTTTCGTTGGCCGCATCCATTTCGGTGGCTTTGCTGGTGGCAGGCATCAATTCCGAGATGTTTGGCACTTTCATTTGCTTCAGGATGCGGTTTAGCACCGCGTTTTGATCAAATGCCTGTGGATAGGTCGACATCAACTGCAAAACTGCTTGGCTTTGGGCCATGCGCTGTGTTTCGCTAAAAATATGTGGGTCTGAAACAGGGACGATGTCGCCGTTTTTCTCAAAATCTTCTTTGCTGATCTGCAAATCCTCGACAATCTCGCCCTTGTCTTGGTCATCCAAATACCAGCGATTGATACGGCCCAAAACTTGTAATACACGGCGCTGTGAGTCGTGCAAACGGGCGTGGATTGAACTGAAAACCTTGGCTCCCTGCTCAATCAGCGCCTGAGTTGTGCCAACTGGGGTGTTGGAGTTGACGTCGGCAATCTTTTCCTCGGACGTGCTGACCACGCCCTTGGCGGCCTTGTCCAACCAGCCTAGCAACTCAAACAAAACGGGACTTGGCGGGTTGAATGGCATTGGCATGGCGATCTTGCGGATGTCGTCGATGCCGGGAGCCGCCTCAATTTCTGTGACTTGGGTGATTTCAGGGGTTTGCGTCTGCCCGCTGTTACGTCCGCCCTTGAGCTTTAGCATTGTCAAGGAGTTGTTTACATGAGCGGTGTCCAGCAACGCACGCAAAGCACCTGTCAAGGCCGCGCTGAGGCCGCCAATCAGGTGCGGCAGGCCGATGGCGTATGCGCCGCGCCACGGAATGAACTTGAACTCGACCAGCCAGTCCAGTTTGTTCATTTTCTTGTCGCCCGACTCCCAGTTACGGTACAAGCCAACGGTCTTGTTGGACGACTCGTCGATCATCAGGATGTACGGCGCGGTCTTGCCTTTGGCAAACTTGTCGTCTTCAACTTCCAGCCATGTGTAGATGTGGAACACGCGGCGCAGGCCGTCCTCGTTGTCCTGATACTGGCGACCTTCAATCTTGTTGCTGGCCTTCTCGGCTCCAGACTCTTCGGGCTCGGCGTTGGCACGCACCAAGTCGATGTCGCGGTACAGGCCAGACTCCACCCGTCGCTCAAATTCCCACTCGGTTATATCCTGTATCTCTGCTACACGTTGCGATGTGTAAAAGTTGGCCGCCGCAAATGGCAACAGGATGTTGTCGATGGGAATGAACTCGGCGCAGGGACGGCCAAGGTTCTCGTCAAACCAGATCTTCATGTACTGTGAGCCACCCAAAGGCAATTGAGTCAACAGTTGCTCTTGCTCGTCGCGGAATTCGGCGATCTGCTCTGTCAACTGCCAATTCATGTAGTCGCGCTTGCGCTCGGCTCGGTCGGTTTTCTCGTCAGTAACTTCGCCAAGCACCTTGATGCGCACGGGGCCGTCGGGCGGAAAAAGTTCCTTCATTGCGCTGGCGGCAAAGTCCACGCAGGCTTCAGCCATCACGGGGTGAACAACGCGGCTTGCGCCTTGGAACTGAGCGCCGCCGGGGGCGTCATCGCCCAAGCCAGTGCGGCGAATGCCGTCCTCGTACTGCTTGTCGCGCTTCTTGCGGGCTTCCTTGTCCTTTTCAACCAGATCCAAGTAACGGGTGGTGAACGAACTTAGGTCAATCAGGTTGATGGATTCGGCCAAGTTTTCGTAGAAGTCGGTTTCATCCCGAGGGCCACGGAAATCATCAGGCATGGTGACAATAGCGCCGCCATCGGGGGTTTCTTCAATGTCCGACTCCTCGATGTCAGGCATTTCAACAGTTTCGCCCTGCTCTTCTGAGCCGCTTTGGGGGCCAATAAACCTGTTGTAATCTTGCTCAATGGGCATTTCGGTAGCCATGTTGTTTAATCCTGTGTTACATTTCGTCTATAGATGAAAGGTTTGTTCAATGAATAAAAAGATTCCACTACACGATTACTTCGAGGCATATCGGCCATTCAGTCGAGACGGAATTGATTGGTACGTCCTCAGCAATTTGAAGTTTGATCCCTATGTTATTTCCATTCATTCCGATGAAGTGTCTGCTCGTGATCATGCGCGTCGCCTCAACGCACTTTGGAGGGAAAGGTTCTATGGTAATCATCCAGCATACTTGCACGCTCCTTCTCAGCCTCGCGGTAAGTTGGGTAGCGCTTTCCTTCTGCGGAAGTTAAAAAATTTACTGGCTGGTACTCTACTTTTTCTCCGTTCCCGATTCCAATCACGTTAGTTGGATAATCGGCTCCGCGTGACCAAGGTTGCAGACCGCCCATTGGGGCGGCTTTGACGGAGCCGGGGATGCCTGACACGCTTTCAGGAAACATGAACTTTTCTAAGCCCTGTATTTTTCTACGCAACGCCTGTTGCTCTGCCGACATTGGTTTAGCGCCTGCGCCTTCATATTCTGACTTTGTCATGAACAGCCTGTCTTTTTCGTAGTCAGATTTTCCGTATTGGATTTTTGCATCTTTGCCAAGCACTTTTTTGGCCGCGCTTTGCGCATCAAGAAACTCTTGCGGGATTTTGCCCTTGGTAACAGCGTCGTAAGGAAATACCACAATACCACCTAGTTTTGGATTGTGGCTGATAGCCATGTCACTACCAAGCATCCTTGCAAGGTCAGCAATCTGCTCTTTAGTCAACCCATCTTTGGTTTTGATCAACATCGCCGATGCGTCCTTGATGTTGTTTGTCATCATGGGCAGGAAACGGTGGCCAGCCATCGCTTCTTGATTCAAATCAACGCCCATTTGAGCCACCTGTTGGCGCAATTTTTTGTTGGCTTTTGGGCCTTCGTTAATATTGCCAGCCCTTGGCACATCAATAGCTTGCAAAGGGTTTAGTTCAAGCTCCCCCTTTGTATTGACATAAGTGCCTTGACCTTCTCTTGCCTTGGTTTTGCCAGTACCCAGCTTGGGGTTTGCCAGCAAAACGTCGTTCAAACCTTGCCTAAAGCCGTAGGACGTGCCTTGGCCAAGGTCAGGGGCCGTGGCCTCAACTGTAAATGTTGCTGGCGTGAATGGGCGGCGCACGTCGCTCACAAGGGTGTTGGCTCCACTTTCCGCGACGCGGGGCAGGTTTTTGGCTCCCTTGACAACCTCTGGAACAGCTTTGGCGGCTTTGACCATTGCAAGCGGCCCGACTGGGTTGAGAGCAAATTCTGGAACCATGCCTAACAATGGAAATTGGTCCTTGCTTCCTTTTGAAGTGATTCCATACTTTTCGTACAAGTCCCTGAATTGTTCGCCTCCCATGAATGGCTTTTCACTGGCATAGGGCTCGACGGTTGGGGGAACTAACTTGCCGCCCATGAGCGACTCGCGCTTGTAGCCACGCTTGTTTTGTTTTGCGGCTTGCTCTCGCAGGTAGTCGATTCCTTGCAAGCCAAAGTTTGCGATGTCAGATGCGCCACCAGCCATAGTGGCTATAGCGCTGTTTATTGCGTAATCCTTGGCTCCACGAGGCGTGCCAAGAAGCCTAACTTCTTTGCCAGTTTGCTCGGACAATTTCTTTGCCATACGACGACGGAACTCAGCCTCGTCGTCTTCCACGTCGTAGCTTGGCGCACCCATTGGCTCAACGTAGCCACCATCTTCATAGCCGCGTTCTTCTTGCGCCTCTTGCTCGACCTGCATGTTTTGCTGGGGCTCAAGCTTGAACTCGTTGAGTTCGTCGCGTAACGCCAGCGCGGCAGGCGGGTAATCGTGCTCTGGAGCGTCTTCGTCAAACGCTTCAGGCTGGCCACCGTTGGCCAAGTGGTTTGCCAGCTTGGTGTGGCCCCACCCTTTAAGCAGTTCTAGATGTTGCAATGAGTCCGCCTTTCTTTTCTGTCATTTCCGGCGTGTCCAAACGCCATGTCCCGATGTTGCCGATGTCTGATTTCACGGCGTTGGGGTTGTAGATGCCGAGGTTCTTGGTGTCAAGTTCCTTGGTGTAGTAGGCGTCATGGCCCAAATTTTTGATGGCCCTTTGCACCGTTGGATGCTCCATCTGCGTCCAGTTGGCAGAAAGTTCAGGGTCGGTCATTGCTTGCAATTGACGGTCGATGTGGTCTTTGGGCAAGCCTGAATTTTTGTGCAGATACTGGCGCAAAGCTTCAACATGCTCAGGTTTATCGTAATCGAATGGGTTTTTCACCTGAACGCGCACTGGTATGACGTTGGCGTTGTCAACATGTTTGTCGGGGTCTGCAAACTTGGTGTCTGGGGTGCTGTACCTGCCATACGCTACATCGCTGAATGGGTCCTTGAATTCCAACGCGCCGTGCGCAAAACCCGATGCAAAGGTGGGATCAGGCGTCACAAAGATTGAATCAGCCGTTGTCGGCGAAAACCGCGTGAAGTTGCGGCGCGTACCGTGGTACATGCGATCCTTCACCGCGCTCGGTTCCAAGAATGCGGCTTTGTTTGCGTCGGCCTGTTCGCGTGGCAGGATCTTGCGTGCGCCGTAAACTGGTTTGACCTGCTTGAGCCTGTCCGCGTAAGGGAATGCTGGCTCGACCTTGACGTTGGCGGGCGGGCGGGCAAGCTTGGCCGCCTTCTCTGCCGCCATCTCAGCACGCACCTCATCAGCCAGCGACATGACGGTCTTGGCCGCCTTGCCTGCGCGAAGTGATCCGCCCTTGTCCATGTGCGCAAGGCCGCCTTTGGCCTTACTCAGCTTCTTGCCCGGCACGTCAGAGCCTTTGGGCGCGACAAACAGCTTTTCGTAAACATCGTGCGGCTCACTGCGACCGATGCGCACCCTGCCGACCACCTCACCAACACCAAACAGGTCGCCACGGCTTCTTGGGCGTAGCGTTGGGTTAGCACCCGTGCCCGTGTTAAATAACTCCGTAGGGCTGGCGTATTCGGTAGCCAAGCCGTACTGGTGGCCAACGTCACCCTTCTCGATGGTGGCAATGAAGTTCAGGTCGTTCAGCAGTGGGTCCCCGCCCTCTGGCTTGAACAATCCCTTGCGTACTAAATTGCTTTTGGTGTACGAGCCTGTCTTGGGGTCAAGCACCTCAAGTCCTGACTGGCTTTTGGCTGACATCATGGGTCGATTGGTGGATGGGTCGATGACAACGCCCAAGTCTTCCACGATGCGCATGTCCAGCACCTCGCCAGTGCGCGGGTCGATGAACGCACCTGACAAAAAGTCCTCGCGTCTCTTGCCAGTTTTTTGCAAGATGCGCTCGACCAGCTTCTGTTGGTTGGGAAACTTGTCGGGTTGCAGAAACCAGCGGTTGGGCACTGGGATGATGGGAGAGCGGCCCTCCTCGCCCATCTTGGCCACCATGCCACTGACTTGGCCATACTGCTTTTCCGCCGCCATCTCGGCCTTGACCTGCTCGGCAATTTTGTTCAGCGCTCCAGCGCCCCTAGCGACACCGCCCTTGGCCATGCCATCCGGTTCATTGGGCGGTAGGTCGGCGGGCACGTTGTTGTCGTACAGCGCACGGCGCATGACATCCACGTCCTTTTTTGGGATGTACTCTGGGATTTGGTAGCCTTTGCTCTTGAGCCACTCGGCTTCATAATCAGTGAGCACGTTCCTACGGCGCTGAAGGCCAGCGTATGGCAAATCGTCAACATCAGACCATTTGCCAGTGTTCACAAGGTCATGCACCATAGGCTGGTACTTACCAATCACTGGCTCATCTTGCTTGCCCTTGATTTGAGCAATGCGAACTGGCGGATTTTTCATCGCCGCTACATCTTCACCCTCTGGCAAGTCAGCGGCGTAATTGCCCAACTCAAAGCCGCGCATGGGCTTAACTTCTACGGTGGCATGCGATTCACCCTTTGTATCACGCAACGAAAGAATGCGTTTATTTCCGCGCCACACGTCATCGCAATAGGAACCAACGCAGTGCCCCATTACGTTACCCTCGTGCTCCAAGGCGGCTTGCATGTCGAGGTAGATAGGATTATGAATTGTGCTTTGGCCACTGGGATCTGTGTACACCTCTCGGACTGGATCGTACGACCAGCCCTCTGGTAGCGGGGTGTCTTTGTTGGCGCTGATCTCCACCCACCTGTATCCTGTTGGATACTCTTTGTAGGTCTTGGTGGCCCTGTTGTTTTCCATGGCCCGCCTTGCGGCCTCTTCTTCGCGCACCCTTTTGTCGTTCACGCTCTTGACGGTGTCCGCAACGGTGACCTTGTTCAACTGATCGGGGCGAATCTCGTCGTTGTCCAGTCTTTGATAAACGTCTTCGACGAGGTCTTCAAAGCCCAACGGTTGTGAATTGCGTGGCCCGTAGGTAATTACCTGCTCTCCAGCAGGCAGATCCTTCATCCACGGGTTTTTCTCAATCATGTCCTTGTGAGGCGTGTACGAATGTATGGCATCGTCTGATAGCGTTTCCCACGCTTTGGCCTCGGGGCTTTCGCCCACACCCTCTACGGGCACGCCTACCCTCTTGCGCTTGGCCGTCACATATGGCGTTGCACGTTCAACATCACCTGTAAACCCTTTGAGGTGCGTGACACCTTTCTCGGCAAGCTTGCGCACCGGGTCGTTTCTCGTGCCCATCTGCTTTTTGATGTAGTTTTTCAGGTTGCTGTTGACCCACTGCCGTCTGGCCAAGCCTTTTTCCAACTCTTTGCTCAATAGTTCGACGCGGTCTGCGGCGGCTTTGTCGCCATCAGCGGCCCTTACGCGGTCACCGGCAATTGACTCTTCCAACATCTTTTGCGTGTTTGGCGAGAAGGCTTGCGTTTGTAAATCCCGCAACTCCGCATTCAAGTCTCCGCCCGCCCACTGGCCAGCGTCCTCGCGCATGATGGATGGCCTGCCAACTGGGGTCATCTTGCTGGCCCCGCGGGCTGATGGCATAGACCGCTCAACATCATCGGCCATACCCTTGATGGCCTTGATACCACGCATGACGCCGCCTTTCGCCATGTGAGCCAATCCACCTTTGCGGTATCCGGCCTTTTGCATTCTGGTCAACAGGTCTTCACTGAGCAATTGCGTCGGATCGTTTTTGGTGTAATCCATCTGCGTGATGTCGCGGCCCTTCTCCAACTCCTTGGCCGCCTTGAAGTCTTCGAACACAGAAGCGATGGGCGTGGGCAGGTAGTTCACATCCAGATCTTCGCCCGTGAGAATGATGGGGTAGTCGCTGTGTAAGTCGGGCCTGTCAATGACGTTGTCATCCAAACGGAACAGCCTGTTTCCCAAGTCCAGCGTGCGTGCCTGAGCCATGTTAGGGTCGAGGTTCTTCTGAAGCATCTGCTCCATCGGAACGGTTCGGCCCTTCTCGCCACCCACGCCACGCCCAGCAAAGATGTCGGCCATCAAAGCGCGTTGGTCGTACGTCTTGACCGCCTTGCGGAAGTTGCGCGAACCCAAGTCGATGCCGTTGGGAAAGATCAAGCGGCCATTGTTGTCGACCGTAGTGCTGGCCTTGTCACTCAGCTTCTGGATCTGCTCGGGTGACATCTTCTTGCGTTGGTTTGCAAAGATGTCTGCAAACTCGCTGAACATCGTGGAGTTGGACTTGTGTTGTTCAAGGCCGCCGACCGATGGCGTCCAGATCACCTTAGCGCCCTTGGGGACCTGCGCCTTGTTGCGGTTCAGGATGCGCGTTCCCATCTTCTTGTCGGTCACGCCAGCCACCGCCCGGGCCTTTGCGTACTCTGGATCAATCAGTTGGATGCCCGAGAAGCCGGGGCCGCCGAACTTACCCTTCGACAGATCGACCTGCATGCGGTCGTAAAAGATGGGCTTGATGTACGAACCCTCGTGCTGGCCGTACGCCTCCGACGCCTTGATGGGCGGCTTGCTGGCCTCTTTGGCTTTGCGCTGGGCCTCTAGCTGGAACTTGTCTAGCTTGGCGGCTCTCTCTGCGGCCATCTCAGCCCTGACCTCGTCAGCCAACGTCTTGAAAACCGCAGGAGCGCCTTCTGCGATTTCGTCGAGTGCTTTGTATTTAGACATGGTCACACCGCATATGGGTTCACCCTCGCAGGTTGGGGGTCGTACAGATCGTCGTCATCATACCTTGGCGCTGGGTCGATGTCGAGCCAGCCTTGATCCTTCAGCATGCGGATAGCCTGCGTGGCGGTGTCGACGTAGTCGTCGTGGAGCGAGTCAGGGAAGGAACAGATCTGGCTCAGGAACCCTTCGGCCCAGTTCTTCACCATGCCGGGGCGCGACTCGCTCTCGGGTAGCCACACACGGCCAGCGGCAAAGACAGCGGCGGCGATCTGGAGCCTCTGCATCTTATCGGCCCGCCCGGGGTTGTAGGCACGCACAGGCAGGTTAGCGCGGCCCAGTTCTTGGATCAAGGATATGCCAGCCGCCTTGTCCTCGATCAGCAAGATGTCGGGCTTCTTGGCCTTCTTGCCCTCGCCGTAGCTGTTCTGGAACTCCTCGATCACCCGGGGCTTGAGGTCGGGGAAGCTGAGGTGGTCGGCCCATGCGTCGATCAGCAGGACAGACATGGGGCCGTCCAGCGGCTTGAATACGCCCCACACCGTGCAGGCGGTCGGGTCGTTGTGGGTCTTCTCGCTGAAGGCGCAGTCCAGCGACATGACGATGTACTCAAAGTCGGGGAACGGGTTGTCCAGTCCGTCCTTGGTCTTGGCTGGCCATAGTTCGAACATGGATCGGCTGATGACCTTGCCGTCCTCCAGATCCACCAGTTCGCCCATGACCTCTTGGTCGTACAGCTTGGTTCCCTTGTATTGCTCCAACTGCTTGGCGAAGCTTGGGGCCAAGTTCTTCATGTTGGCGTAGGTGCTGGCGCGGTCGATCACCACGTCCTCACCCTCGCGGCCCACTAGATCAATGATCAGGTCCTTGGGCTTGGGCGTGGTGGTGGCGATCACCCTCGGCTGTTTGCCAAGGCGCAGGCCAAACATCATCATGTCCCACGCCTCCTGCGGGTACTGGAAGGCGGCCAACTCGTCTGCCCAGCACCAGTGGAACTGCGGGCCACGCAGGCGCTCGTAGCTGTCCGCGCTGATGCCGCGGATGCTGGAGCCGTTGACCATCTCAATCACATGATCCTGCTTGTTATAACTAAGTACTAACTCTTTGGGGATGTTGGCCAGCAGGCCGGATGCACCCTCGAAGCAGGTGAACTTCACGTCACTGCTGGTGGGGGCTAGAACGAGCCCACGGGACTTAGGGTGCGTCCAGCACCACCACCATAGGGTTTGGCTCCCGGCGTGGCTTTTGCCCGCTCCACGGCCTGCCAGCAGTAACCAGACGGTCCAATCCATCTTGAGGTCGGGCGGGATCTGGTAGGCGTGGGCGCTGTTGACCCACTCTAAGTGCTTGATGATGGCCAGCCGCTCCAGTTCTGGCTGGGCCTCGAACTCCCGCGCCGTCTCGGTGTCAAGCAGATCCAGCACGGGTTTTCAATTCAGCGTTGCGGATCAATTCAAACAGGCGGCTCGGTCCTACGTCCTCGGTGGTGATGGGAGCCCCACCCTTCACGCCCTCGATGGCCACGCGGTCACCGTACTTGGTGGGGTGGAACTTGGCCAACAGCTTCAGGCGCGTCTCGATCTGTAGCTTGCGGTGGCCCAGCATGTCCTCGACGGTGGTGGACGCGCCCTTGTCGGTAACGGTCTGAATCTTCCCAAACTGGGGCGTGTCAGCAATCAGCAAGCATTCTTCGGCCAGCGCGTCGTAGCCAATATCGCGTGCGCGTGCGATGGATGCGGAAAGACCGACCCCCTTAGTACCCAAAGCATCGTCTCTGGCCATCCAGTCGTAGACAGTACGCCAAGCGGGGAATCCTTCGTTGTCTCTGCATATCTTGCGTAGTGGGATGCCATCGGATAGTTGTTCGCAGATCTTGCGGGCGATCTCGGGGTTGTACTTTGACGGGCGTCCTGTGGGTTTCGGAGCCGTGGGCTTCTTTGCGGCCACTTTGCGTGGCTTCGCGGCTTTGGAAGGTTTAGCGGTCGTTTCAGGCATGATCCCTATTCCGTTTGGGTTGCAATGGCGCTGAGTGTATTCGCTTTTTTTGCACTAATCCCTGCTCTAACAGGGAAGTTTTCGACAACTAAGTCTCAACAGCCTTGATTTTATTCGACTTTTCCTTCTTGTGCAAGAACATTTGGCGCTCACGGATGGCGTCGATCTCCGCCCACAGCTTGATGCCATACGGGTGGGTAGCCTCGTAGCCACCGACCTTCAGGGTTTCGTAACAGTCGTTCAACGCCCGTTGAAGTTCCGTTGGACCGTAGTTGACCAAACGCATGCGGGCCTGCTCGATGAAGTGCTGGTGGTTCATGCGGCCTCCTGCTTGGTGCGCTTAACGTCCTGCTCTAGGCGCTCGATAAACTCAACCAAGGCGTTGAGGTCGGCAAGCTTGGTGGCAAAGGCTTCACCCACAAAAGTGAGGGCAAAGTCGATGCCGCCATCAAAGCCCTCCCTGTAGTCTTTGTTCGACATGGCTTACGCCTCCTGCAAATTGCGCTCGTAGGCGCGGACGGCCTCTTTGAGCTTGATTGTGGTGATGACCGAGGCAAAGTTGCCCGCCTTGGTGTAACCGATGCCCGCAGGCGCGGTGGCCTTCTGGATGGTGTACGAGTGACCAGTGTCAAACGTGTAGTAGGTCCCACCGTCCACCTCGTGCGTGCCGTAGCGCACGGTGTAGGTGTTTTTGTCTATAACTTTCATGCTATCTCCTTCGCTGTTGGTTGGGGCCGAGGCCCCGGTGGTTGATTAAGCTTCGAGTCTATCGGCAAAGGCACGCTCGGCCTCTTCACCGCGGTTAATGTAGGCGTCTGAGCCATACACGGGCGCATCTTCGTACCAATGAGCGGCGTCAAGAATGTAACCGTTTTCGAGGGCGTAGTTTACGCGGGCGGCCAATCTCATGGCGCGACCAAAAGCCACATCGCGCTTATCTTCGAAATGAATCCAGTTGTCGTCCTCAGAAACGACTTGGCGCTCTACGCTGTTGAAAAACACGTTGTGACGAAAGCGCAGACCGTAATCGTTGGACACCGTCACAAAATAACGGTCTGCTGTAAAGATCTCGCCATCTTCGGTGCGGCCCGCGTTGTAAACGTCGGCTACCACTTCGGCTGTGAATGTGAACGGGTTTGTCATTTTGAATCCTTCGCTGTTGGTTGTTAAATTGTCCTAAGACCCTACTATAACGGATCTAAAACCGTATCGGTTGACACGGGTTGACAAAAAAACAAAAATATTTTCGGCAACAAGTAGCGGGGGGGTCAAAACCCCCCCACCTTTTGCGCTTGACTTACGCGGCGACAAGTTCCTCCACGTCAATCACGTTTTGCTTCAGGTTGGCAAAGCCGTCAGCCAACTGCCACAGGGCGCGGTTCAGCTTGACGTTTTCGCTCACGCCACCCACAGCGCGGGTAGTCAGGCGGCGGCCAGTCTTGGCGCGGCCATGTACGCCACCCTTAACCAAAGACTCTTGGACGCGGTTGAAGGTCGTCCACAGGTCGTTTTTGCGGTCGTCCCAGCGGTTGGGGACCAGCACACGTTCAGCGGTCACAGGCGCTTGGTCTTGCTCCCAGCGCAGGGACAGGGCCGTGTTAGCAAACAGGCGCTGTTCGTCTTCGTTCAGGCCGATGGACTTGAAAGTCTCCACGCGCTCTTGGGCAATTTGCAGGTCGTCCAGAATGCGGGTTGCGCCCTCAATCACGTTGTCCACCACGTCGCCGCTGTGGCGCACGCGGATGTCGTTGGTCACGTCACCAGCGATCAGGCCGTTGTTGCAAACGAAGCGGAAAAAGCCTGACAGCAATTGGTAGCTGGAGGAACCGTCGTGGCTGTTCAACAGAATGATCTCGCCCACTTCGCCGTCGCCTTCGATGGCGTCAGCGTGGCGCAAACGAACCAAATGCTTGGTGTGTTCGCGCTTGCCAGCGTCACGCACGCGGGTCTGGCGCACTTCGTAGGGCTGGAAGCCCTCGCGGCGCAAACCGTCAATGACGTTGATGGTGGGGATGAATGTGTAACGGTCGCCGCGTGACTCGTGGGCCTCGCTTGCCACCACGCTGGGGGCGTAGTAGGCGATCTGCTCGTTGGTCAAAGGCACGTTGGAACGGTGGCCAGAGAACGGGTTGGATTTGCTAAAACGGTACATTTTGATTTCCTTCGCTGTTAAAAAAATTTTGGTTTGTGTCCGAAGACCCTAATACAACGTGACACAAACCGATTCGGTTGACATCATTTCAAACTTTTTTTGACCCTCGTTTGAAATCTTGCATGTACTGGACGAATTCGGCCAGTGTGCCCTTTTCCTCGCGCACCCAGTATTCGGCCTCGTGCACGATGTAGTCGCACCCGTGGTCAAAGCCCGCGTGGTAGCTGGTGTCGGTTAACTCGGCCAAGGCCGACTTGGTTGGCTCGTCAGCTTCGCAGTGCTGGTGCACGCCGATGAACTTCTCAAACAGGCCGTCCAAGCTTTCGAAGGTGGTGGGCATCTTCAGTTGTTGCTTGGTCTGGCAGTGTTTGCACACCATACTGTTGCCCTCCAGCACCAAATGCTCGGTGTACTTTTGATCGGCCATCAAGGCTTGAATGTCTTGGTTGACGCGGCGGTTGAATTCGCTTTTCTCCATGATTTACTCCAGTGGGCTAGAAGATGCCACGATGGTCGTGGACAGGATGGTCTTGTACGCATTAAGCGCTTCTTTGGTCAGGCTGGTGTCCGCGTACAGCTTGTCGTAATCAAAAGCGCGGTCGGTGCGCGATGTGATTTTGACGGCGTACTTTGTGCCGACGTAGACTTTTTTGCCATCTGGCAACGTTGCCAAATCTTTGATTTGGTCTTTGATTTGCTTCGACTGTTCGGTCAAAGCTTTAATGCGGGCGTCGATGTCGCCCAGTGTGTCGACCAAGGTAATGATAGACAGATCGTTGTTCATTTCGCTTTCCTTCGCTGTTGTTGATGAGTTTGTAGTGTAACCTACGATTACACAACGCCACAATAGCGGCGTTGGTTGACAAGTATATCAAGAAATTTTGTTGTTTTCTTCCAACTTTAACAAATGCAGGGTTTCGGCCAGCAGATCGGCCTCGTTGTAGCCCCAATGTTTGGGGAATCCCTTGGTTCCAAGGCCGTGCAGGCCCGTCTTGCCCCTGTGATGCTCTGGGCATAGTGGGATGACGTCCATGTGGCTTGCACGCCTTCCTGCCCCCGTTCCCGCCCTTGGGTGGTGCAATTCAGCGGGCGTGCCCGGGTAGCCCATCCTGCGGCACACCGCGCACCCCAGTTCGGCCACCGCCATCATGTGCTTCTTCTCCGCAATTGTGGTCATGGCCTTTGGCCTCCGTTTTTTTCAACCAGACTTGGCCGCACCCGGTGCATCGGTATGCGGTTCGCTCGTCGATGATGGTGCGCTTGTCGTGGTGGCCGCCCACCGATCTGCCGTAGAACGTGCGCACCACCTCGATCATTGCTTTTTAAGCAAATTGCTTCGAATGCTGTCAGCAAGCACCTGACGGAGCCATACCGAGCCACCAAGGCGCTTGAACTCGTCTTTGTAGGCCTTGGTGACCCGCACGGTGATCACAACAGCAGAACTGGTTAGTTCACTTTTGGGTCGCGGCATCTTGTTCCTTACGCTTATCCACCATCTCGTACAGCTTCTTTTCTAGCGCGTCAATCATCACATGGGCTGGGCCGATCTTGGCAATGGCCTCTTCCATCTGGCGCTCCATCTCTTTGGCCAAAACATACAGGTGGCTCATGCGGTAGCCAATCAAACCCGTTACAACGCCCGCACAAAAATATAAAAAATCACTCATGGTTTTTCCTCTATTTGTAAACCGCTATTATTTCTCCGCCAAATTGTTTTTGAATGTCTTTGGCGTGGTTTTCTGTCCAAAAAAATTTGGGTTCGTGTTGGTCCTTTATCCAAACAAATCCAAACGGCTTCATGGTTTTTCCTTGTGCTCTGCCTCAAGTTCACGCAAGTCCATTGCGACGTCCGCCACGCCATGCCAATCGCATCGGGCAATCATCACATGCAGGTACTCAATCAAAATTTCGCGCTGTGTTTCGTAGTCGGTGTAATCAGTCATGTATTCTTCTCCTTCAGTTTGGCTTCAATGGCATCTGCAAACCTCACCCAAAACGGCTTGCTGTCAACAATCTGTTTGACTTGGTCATAAACAAAAGATTGCTCATCCGCGGTCAGCCCTACCCATGTGCGCTGTGGTGACCAGCCAAGTGAGGTTGCAATTCTGGTTGCCGCTGACTTGTCAATAACAGGCTCTTGGCTTTCCAACTCTGTCATGCTTCCCTCGCTTCCAACATTGCGTCTGCCATTGCATATGCGCGACTGGCGACTATTTCTCTTTCAATTTGGTTCCAGTAAAAGTACTCTTGATCTGTATTCAAATCGTGTTTGACCATGCGCATTGCAACCTCAATTGAAGCCGCCGCAAAGTAATCACGCAAGGTCATGCCTGTCATGTCCGTTCGATGTGGATTTGGAAAAGCTTTTTCAGCTTTTATTGCCGCTGTCACGGCTTCCTTCCTCTGCTTGGCTTGTCGCTCAATCTCGTTGAACGCTTCGTCTTCTGGGTCAAGAATCATGCTTGTTCTCCTCTGGCTCTGATTTCTTCTGCCACTTTGTCGGTTATTTCAAGATTCCAACTAAATGCAACTTGAGCACAGGCTTCACGTTCTTTGGCGGCTACAAGGTTGGCAAAGCGTACAAGCCCCTCTTGATTAAAATTTAATCCATTGATGGTGTTTTCTATTGCCATCTCAATGATTTCATCTTGAGTCATCTCTATCTCCCTTCTGCATTCTTTCAATCACATACAAAAAGACTGCGACACATACGCCGCCAAGGCCAAAGCCAATGAACAACGTAGCGATCAGTGCAAATACATCCCAAGCCATGTTCATACAGTCACCCTCACTTCCTGTCGAGCATTGGCTTGCTCGGTGCGCCAGATCTCGACGCGCAACTCGGCGGCCTTCATGTCCCAACGTAATTTTTCTTCAATCATCACCGCCTCTTTGAGGCCGTCGATAAACAACCTGTATTCCTCATGCGCGTATGCTTCGCGCTCTTGCGCGGCAATTACCTTCTCGCCGCTTTCTTTCATCAATCGAGCCTTCAGCGACTTGCTGTAATACTCAAGCGCGGTCCTGTCCGCTTTTGCTTGCGCGTAGTGCTTGCCGTATCTCAGTATGTAATCAACGGCTTCGTGTGGATCTCGTTCTTCGCTCATGCTTTCGCTCCTATAAATTGTTGAACACTGTCAGCTTCCCAAATGCGGACCTTTAACATCCCTCCTTTTTCTTGCGCCCAAAAAATTCTCAGATCGACAATCTGGCTGTCGTCCTTGTAAACACCCGCATGCGTCAACGCATCCAGCGTGGCCTTCAATAAATTGTCCAGATCACGCACGCGGTTATCTGGCCGCCATGCTTCGATCTCCACCACAAGTTTGCCTGTGTGCGTTGCGGCCTTGCGCTGAATCATCATCTGCGCCAGCACGGCCTCACGGTATGCGCGGCCCTCTTGGCTGATCAACACGCGGCCTGCCACGCTTCGCCAGTAGCGGTTAACGCTTGGTGGCCAAGGCAACACGATTTCATCTTTGCTTTGCACGCTCCGCCTCCATTCTTTTAACCAGATCAGCACTTGCTCCAATTCCTCGACGCTTATCAATGTCACGCTTTACTCCTTCCCACCATAATTGCGCGTTGTCTAACCCGACCTCGCCAATCTTCTGTTCCCTCCTCTTCATCCACTCCCTCGCTTCGCACTGGCGCATGTGTTCCACAGTCTCCGGTGATATAGAGACATTCGATGGTGCAAGCCTCGGAGTAGGAATGGCCTTCACGGATTTTGTCGAGGATTTTGGTGGCTTCTTCATAGGTCAACTCAATAAGGGCCATGATCATCGACCTCGGTGAACGGTTTGACAGGCGGGTGGTTGAACACCACCTTGCCGGGTATTTTGGTCAGGCCGTAGTCGGGCTCCTTTCCCCACGCATGCTCGGAACACTTGCGCCAGCCCATGTTGACCGACCACCGCTTGCCGCACCCAGCCACTTGGCACATCAGGGACTTGCCCTCGTTGGCATCCATGTCGAACTTGTCCAATTTTGGTTTTTCGAATGTCATTTGTTGTACTTCCCATCAATGATTTTTTGAAAATTGGTCGCGTTGACCACCCACTCCAGATCTGGAACCCACACCCGGCCCTTAGTTTCGAAGCCTTTTGCCAAGGTTGTGTCATCGGCAATGTAGGCAAAAAAGCTTTCCCACCACTTCAGACCGTCAGAAACGGTTCTATATCCATTTTTTGAAAAAGGTGAGGGTTTGGATGCCTGCACCCATCTTTGCCGCATATTGGCCTGTCTGGAGCCCTCCCAGACCCGTGGTTGTGGCAGGTGCGGGAGCTTGGCCAACCAAAGCTTCAAAATTTCTTGGTGCGGGCAGGTTGGAAACGCAGTTTCCGACAAAGAAGCTTTAGCTTCTTTAATTTGGTTATTGGTTATTGGTTCATGGTTATTGGTTGGTTGAACGTCCGTTGAACGGGCGTTGCTCCTGCGTTCAGCAGATGCTTTGCCAGCGCGGGACGCTTGGTCAACTTTCGCCTTGTAATGCTGGATTTCGTTCAACACGCGATCGCACACCCAACCCTCGCCGTAGCGATTGAAAAACTCGGCCAGCACGTCGCTGACTACGGCGGCGTGGTCGCGCAAACGGATCAGCCTCGCAATTTCTGCGGCTTCAAGCGGCAATGGTTTTTCGTGGAGATAGCACCAATCGAGCATCCGGCGGTAGGCTAAATCTTCAATTGGATCGAGGTGCGCTGTGTGGGACTGGTAGTCGCCAATATTGAACTGGTAGTAGTGCATCGGAACCTTACTTCATTGGTCATCTTCACATGAGAAACCTCGGCAGGACGGTGAAGAATCGTCTTTTCGGGAGCTACCCTAGCCGTGTTTCGAACTATATCATAACGTAATACGCTACGACTTGGTTGACTTGGGCCTGCCGCCCTTTTGGCCAACTTGGCGGTTGATTGACACCTGATGCAGGCGCTTCATCAGGTCGCGGTCGATCACATCGCTGTGCCATGAGTTGTCCTCGCTGTTGAGCTTGAAGAACATCATCAGGGCCTTGGTGACCACCTTCCAATCCATGCCGATTGCGTCTGCAATATCAGCTTGGTCATTGAACAACGGCTTCTCGTTCAGGTAGTACAGATCAACCATCCTGCGAAGCGCCAGATCCTCAAGATCACTTATGCCGTCGGTCTTGTCGTAGTGTTTTTCGATGTCAAATTTGTACCACCTCACTTGACGCCTCCAAAAAGATCTGGCCGCAAATCGCGTCTTTTGATTTCACGCAATGTCAAACGCTCAATTTTACAAGCCAACTCTGCCGAACACTGCACACGACCACTGATGACCAAAGAGAGCCAAGTGCGAGTGATACCTAGATTGCTTGCCATCATGGCTTTTGACCCTCTCGGTTTGTTTTTGAAATACTGTTCCCATGTCATTATTTTTCTCCTATACTCCAAAATTATTGTAACTCATGTCAACCGATTCGTTTAACGTCCCGTTAAACATGGCACAATAAGCGAATCATTTTTTTGGAAGCGAATCATGCACAACGACAAAGACCGCGAAGACGCAGAGCGCCTGCAACGGGCGTTGCTTGAGACAGAAAACGATTCCCCTACATGGTTATCCGACATTGCGGCGGTTGTTTTAATTTTGCTGTTTGTCGCTATTGGCTTTGTGCTGGCGGAGTTCATCAAATGACCGACGACAAAGATTTAATCGAGCTTTGTGCCGACCGAATGCGCATGCTTGAGGAGGCCCTGCAACGGGCTGAGACAGGCGTCGCTACCCCCGAGGATTGGGTGTTTATTCGCATGGAATGCGGTATGCCCATGACTCATTTTTCAACTACAAAACTAGGAAAAAATCATGAGCTTGACAGCGTCTGACAGCGGCGGTGGTGGAAGTTTCACCCCAGTTCCACCCGGTATGCACCTTGGGCGGTGCTACCGAATCATTGACCTTGGCACACAAGACACCGAATACAAGGGTGTCAAGGGCCAGCAACGTAAGGTGATGTTGCAATTTGAAGTGCACGGCGAAGACGACAGTGGTGCGCCATTGGCGACCTCCAAGGGTGAGCCAATGTCCATCAGCAAGAACTACACCCTCAGTCTCAGCGAAAAGGCCACTCTACGGGGTGATTTGCAAGCTTGGCGAGGCCGCGCATTTACCCCGGATGAGTTGCGTGGGTTTGATCTTGAGAAGGTGCTTGGCGCTTGGGCCATGCTGGCAGTTGCCAAAAACATTGGACAGGACGGGAAAGAGTACACCAACATCATGAACATCAACCCTGTGCCCAAGGTGCTGAAGGACACACTGCCGATTGGGTACAACAAGTTGCACATGTTCTCCACCGCAAACCCTGACATGGAGTTGTTCGAGACTTTCAGCAACAGCCTCAAGGCCAAGATTGAAAAGTCCCCCGAGTGGCAAGACCGTGGAGCCTCAACTAAAGCCAAAGCCAAAGAACAAAAGGCTGTTTCGGGGTTTGACGACATGGACGACGACATTCCGTTCTGATTATGAAACACCCTTACGACATCTTCACTTTGGATTTGTTTGGACGGTTTTTTGGCACAACCAAGAAAAAAATGGTGCGCCGAAAAGATCCAGACACCAGTCACAAAGCCGCCGAAAAGGTGGACTCTGCATCTCTGGAGCGCATGGTTTATGAGGTCATTGCGCAATTTCCAAATGGGTGCATATCTGATGACGTTGTGATGGCGTTGCCGGGCTACGGGGTGCAGACCCTTACGCCTCGGTTTTCGCCCTTACTCAAGAAGGGTTTCATTGTCGACACTGGCGAACGCCGTACTGGCAAAGCAGGAAGACAACAGCGCGTAATGAAAGTAATTAAATCAGTAAAGGAACAGGCATGACAAACATTGAACAAAAAACATTGGACAAGGCAGTTACTCTTTTGAACGCTTTGAAGATTCAATTTCACATCGTTGACCGTGACGGAAAGAAGCACGGAAACATGCAGGTTGCGCCCCCAAAAAAAACTCGAAAACCATCAATGTATAAGCATGGCGAACGAACCGAATACATTACCAAGCATTTGAAGGGTATGGAGGTTGGTGATGTTAAAGTTGTCCCCTTTGGCGACTACCCTCCAGAGATGTTGACGTCTAACGTGTCAAGTTGGTGTTGCAACAGGCTTGGCGCTGGCGGAGCGGAAGTTACGGCCAATAAAGAGGCAAAACGCATTGAAGTTTTGCGCACCAAGTAAGGACCCCATGACTATTGAAGCTAAAGAGCCACGCGCCAGCGAATCAAACCATTGGTACACCCGCGAGGGTGTGCCTATGTACACCGTGGAGTCCCTGAAGGGCGGCCAACGCAATACCACCTTGCGGGATGCCCGTAAGCTAAACCTTGTCCCCAGCGTCACCACGGTGCTAAATGTGGCCGCCAAGCCTGCATTGACGCAGTGGCTGTTGAATCAGGTGCTGTTGGCCGCGTTGACGCTTCCTCGGCGCGACTTGGAGCCAGAGGATCAATACATTGCGCGGATTTTGGACGACAGCAAAGAGCAGGGTCGATCTGCCGCCGACGCTGGTACAGACATTCATGCGTCAATCCAAGGGTTTTATGAGGGCAAGACCCTGCTTGACGAGACGCACCGCGAACACGTTACTGGCTGTGATGTGCGTTTGCATGAGGCGTTTGGGCTTCAGTCTTGGGTGGCCGAAAAGGCTTTCTCCCACGAGCTTGGCTTTGGTGGCAAGTGTGACCTGCACTGTGTTGAAGGCGATGGCATCGTGGCCGACATCAAGACCAAGGAGTTTGACGACCCTAAAAAGGTAGAGGGCTACGACGAGCATTTGATGCAGTTGTCAGCCTACCGCGTTGGCCTTGGCATTCCAAATGCGCGGTGCGCAAACGTGTTTGTCAGCCGTAGTGTCAAGGGGCTGGTGGTGGTCAAAGAATGGAGCCAAGAGGATCTGGCGCGGGGCTGGGACATGTTCCAGCACCTGCTGGCCTTCTGGCAGTTAAAAAACAAACATAAGTAATTAAAATGTTAACAGAAAGCAAAATCCGAGAAATATTTTTTCATAGTGGCCACCCCCGACCGGGGGCTGTATTGGCGATGGACATTGACTACGTTCAGTTTGCTGAAAATGTAGAGAAGGTGGTTGAGTACGAAAAGGCGGAGGCCGCCTATCGCGATGTCATCTCCGAAGCAAAGAGACTCAATGAAAATATTGGGCGCGAGTTGGAGGAGTGGGCCAAAGAAAGATTGAAAAAATATTCTTAACCCTGTCAACCGATTCGGTTCCTAGCGCGTTATAGTATGGTCTTAGGACATTTTATCAACAGCGAAGGAATTGAAATGAGAGCAATTATCAAATCGGCACTGAAGATTCACGAGTTGGCTTACGACTTGGAAAACATTGCATTGGATGACAAGAAGAAAGTCGAGGACTACACCGACTCAGAAATCTTGCACGAAGCAAAGCACGTTCTTGGTTTGTTCCTAGACGAAACCAACCCTCACTGGAACAACGAAGACTTGCGTGGTGAGAATGGGCCAGAGCGACAACTGTGGGCGCGTGGCGAAGTCCGCAAACTGAATGCTTTTATTAAAAAGTACAACTAAAAAAAAGCCCCACCGAAGTGGGGCGAAGGAGCAGGCAACTGCTTACCCATGATACCGCCCGTAGGCATCCTTCGTGATTCCGCTTACGGGCGGCTTGTTATTTGATGACACCCTGTTCAGACCCCCCGCCGTTGCTTGTGGCGCAGGCGTTGGTTTAGGTGCTTGGGCACGCTTCTTGGCGTAGTCTGATTGCAAGTAGGCATCCACCACCGCCACGGCCAACCCGCCAGTGATGCCAATCCCCTTCAGGGCGGCTGTAATTGGGGTGGCAGGGGGCAACATAGCCAAGACACCCGCGAGAGCCTCCACGCCCGATAGAACGGCTCCTGATCGGTCGCCACTATTCCAGCGCTCTGATGCCTCGTTGACAGCCAGCGGTACGGCGGCTCCAGACAGTGTACCAAGGGTCTTGCCCGCTACCTTGCCCGCAAACACGCCCACCTTACCAAACCCCGTTGGGGCTTTTGCTCTGGCGCGTTCCAGCGCCTCTTGGGCGGCTTGGGTTGCGCCCTCAGCGTTGGTGATGCTTTCCGACGCTCTAGCGGCGTTTCTAAGCCTGTTCTTTTCGGACGCCTCCAGCAAACGCTGTTGTGCGGCCAGTTCATCCTGTGCGGCTTGAGCCTTTTGCTGGGCGTACAGGGCGTTGCGCTGGGCGCGTTGTTCGTCGGCAAGGCGTTGGACTTCGCGCTCCTTGGCAAGGTCTGATGGCAGGGCGAGTTGACCGGGGGCGGGTTCTGTCAGCCTGTAGTTGGACAGGCCCATGCCCGCCAGCTTTTGCTTGGCCGCTGTGTTCTGGTTAATGATCGCTTGGCCACCCTTCGGGTTGTTGGCCCGCATGTTCTCGGCCTCCATGCGTTGGGCCAAAGGTACGTCATCGCCACCCATAGAAGCCGTCCACTTTTGCGCACCGCTCATCTCTGGCGGTTTGAACTTGGCAACCTCCGCATTGGTCTGCTCAATCAAGCGCCGCATCTGCTGGAACTTGGCCTCGCGGGCTTTTACCTGATCCAGAATCTCTCGCTGGGTTTGCTCAAGGGCGCTGGACGTCTTGGTGGCGGCTCCTCTGGCAATGCCCTCTTGGGTTTTGGCGGCCTTGAATGCCTCTTGCGCGTCTTGGAACTTGTTGGTCTGTCTGTCCAGCGTGTCTTTGCCGTACTTGCCAAGCAAAGCGCCAGCGGTCGCACCAGAAGCCACTGCACCAGCCAATTCAGGGTTTTCGTTGATCTTGCCAGCGGCGTCTGCAACCGCGCCCATAGCCCTGTCGCCAAGGCTTGGTTCAGCAGGTGGTTGGCCACCTTGCTCTGTTTCGGTTGCGTCGGGTTGACTCATCACGTCACCGGGATCAATTTCGCCAAACGGCGATGGTGCTTCTTGCGGCGCTTGTTGCGGCGCTTGTTGCGGCACATCCGATCTGTTGATGAGAGTTTCGCCTTCAAAAACAGGAATCTCGCCAAACTGATTGGGCTGGTCGCTGACTGGTTGCAAGTATCCCGGCGCATCGGTGTTTCGAATAGCGTCAATTTTTTCTAAGTAGTTGCGCGTTTCGGGGCGTAGCATCGAAAAGTCTTCGCCCTTTTCCACAAATTGTCTGGCTCGTTCTGTCCTACCGTTGTAAGCGGCCAAAGCGGCGCGAGTATTTCCGTTAAACTTGTCCAAGTTGTCGCGCAATATCTTGATGCCAGCCTCAATGTTTTTTTCGGTGTCGTGCAATTCTCTGGTTTCGTACCCGTAAGCCTTGCCCGTTGTTGGCATGACCTGCATGGGGCCAATTGCGCCAGCGCTTGAAAGGCCCTTGGGTTTGAAGCCGTTCTCAGTCCACGCCACTGCAAGCGCCAACTCGGGGTCGATGTTGGCTTCGCGGGCTTTTTCCGCGACCATTTGGGCAACCTTTATTTGCTGTTCGCTCAGTTTGCCAAAGTCCATTACGAGCCTGCTTTCTGTTTGCTTTCCATAATGCGCCGCTCAAGTGGACCGGGTGTATAGGGTGCAGGGGCGACCTTTGGCGTGCGTGAGCCGGGGCTGGGTGGAGTTTTGGGTGGCGCAGACTCACCCTTGGTGGGAAAATAAGTATCAAACAGCGCATTCATGTGCTTGTCGTAAGCCTCAAACAATTTTGTGTACTCAGGATCGGTTTGGACAAAATCTTGGAACGTGCCTGTTGGATTGTTTTTCTCGAACTTGTAGAACTCTTCCGCAATTCGCATGTCGTACCTAGCCCGCGCCTCAACCACTTTTGCTTTCATTGCAATTGATTTTGGAGTGTCAGACGCGGAGCCAACTAAATTTGTAACGAGGCGGCGCTCGGCATCAGACACTTGGCCTTGTCCCTTGTAATACTGCTGTGAAGCCATGAGTTGCAAGATGGACTGAGATTGCGCATACATCTCAACGGCTCGAATCTCTTGGTTGGTAATGTTTGGCTTTGCAAGGCGGAGCGCAGATTCGAGTCCGGGGAAAGAGATTTGACTGCCGCCAACATTCATGCCCTCGGTGACAGCTACAGCAAATGCGTTCAGCACACCGGGGTTTTTCAAAAGGCCAAAACCTCCTTGGGTGTTTTTGTTTGTAGCAAGCTTGTACATAGAATCTGCGGCCTGAACGGTTGTTTGCCCGATTCTTTGTTTATCGTAAACAGATTTGCGAACTTCCTTGTTTTCTTCCATGCGGTTTTCAAGCGCCATCTCTTTGCTTTTGCTTTCTAATGCCGCCGTTGAAGGGTCGCGAAAGTTTTTAAATGTAGGCTTGCCGTCTTGGCCAACCTGCCCTCGCGTTACGCCGCCAATACCGTTTGATGCCGCCCAATTTGCGGTTGCTTCATCTTTTTGCTCTTCGGTTGCATTCTTGCGCGTCATATCGTCCATGAGCTTGTCGTACTCTTGCGACTGATTCTTGGTCATGTCAACCTTGCCTAGCACGCGAACAGGGCGGGAAATAGGCATTTCAAAACGAGTCACCCACTTGCCAGACATGGTGTCGTAAATACCCTCTGCGGTCACCATCTGCGCTTTGCGCTGGACCTCTGAAAGCTTGGTCAAGTGTTCGCCAAGGGATGGGCTGATTGCAGACATCAGGGCTATGTCTTTGTCCGTAACTGGCCGCATGCGATCTGCTGGTGGTAAGTCTTCTACGGGCGGTGACACGGGCGTAGCAGAGCTTGCCATTGCGGCTGATGGAACCTTTGCGGGCGCGGCTCTAGCGGGTGCGGCAGGCATGGCAGGCGCGGAAGCTGGTTGTTGAATGCCACCTAAGCCACGGCCAGAGGCAATGTTTAGCATGGCCTGCTGGTTCAAACTTTCTTGGTTCAGCGCTTGGCGCTTTTGCGCTAGTTCAAGCTGATCCTTTTCGATGTCGTATTGACGCTGGTTCTCAGACTGTTGCGCTTTACCAAATGCGCCCGCGATACGGCCAAGACCTTGGATGCCGCTACCAGTTGACGAGGGGGTTGAGGCCGCCTGCGCAACGTCCAGCCACATTTGATTGACTGGGGGTTTTTTCCGTCGCTCCAACGATTCGCTTAATTTGGCAATTTGCGCGTCGAGCAATTTGCGATTATCACGCGACTGTTGGAACAGCGCCGAAATATTATCAATGGGCTGTTGCTGTTGAACCTCTTCGTCTTGCGGTGGCGTTTCTTGTGTTTGAGCGACTTGGTTTAAACCGCCAACTTCAGTTGTTTCATCCATTTTTTACCCCAGTTGGTTGCCTTCAGCATCAAAAAAATTGCCGTCTTCGTCGTAGTAGACAGCACCCTCTGGAATCTGTGACGCGGAGTCTTGAAATACTGATCCGCCTACGGCTCTTTGAACTGGTTGCTTGTTCAACATTGAAGTCAAACTTGTCATGTCGCCAGTTTCCAAGGCTTTATAAATCGCATACATGGTTGCAATCTCTTCCAAGCCACTCAAACCATATTGGCCAGCTTGGCCGGGCTTTGTAGTAATTTCCGTAGTTCCAGTAGGCGCTTGCATGCCTGCCGTCAACGACGCAAATTGTTTGGCCTGCTCCATTGGATAGTTGAGCCTGTCTTGCTCATTTTTTTGTTGGACAGCGCCAAGGTCTTGCATGGTTTTCAGGCCCGAAGTGCCAATTTGATTTTGGACTTGACCTGTTTGAGTAAGCGATTGGCCAGCTTGAACGCCGCGAGTTAAGTCGTTTTGGGCGGCTGTCATGGCGTCTTTGTAGCCACTGCTCAACGCGCCATATTGTTGGCCAGTCAACGCGGCCTGCATGTCAGCCAATGTTTGACCGCCCTGTTGCGCGGCCCGTTGAGATCCAAAGTTTCCAGAACCAACCGTCGCGGCTTCAAACGCACCCATGTTTTGCATGTAGTTTTTGTTTGCAAGTCGAGCCATTTCCTCCACCACATTTTTGGTGTAAGGATTCATGTAGTTTTCAACAATCTGGTTTGCGCCCGTGTAGCCTGCTTGCGTCAGTAGATCTTGCGCAGTGCCTGTGCTACCAGAGCCAGCAAATCCCGCCTTTGGGGCCATGTTTATGGCCTGTTGCTGGAGAGGCGACAGACCAGCTACGCCACCCTGTTGGACGGCGTTTTTGCCAAGGTTGATGGCGTCCTGTTGGAAATCCGTCAGGTACTGAGGAAGAGTATTCTGTTTCTGTGACGTTTCGGTCAGGCTTGGTAACGGATCACCTTGCAAAAAATCAGCCATTTTGCGCTTCCTTCAAGTAAGCCAACGGCGATTTAGCCTTTGGTGGAATTTTGCCAACGTGCGCAGATCGTTTGTGTTCGCGGATCTGTTCCCTAAATTTGTCCAAAACTTTAGCGCCAGCTTTGTTAGAACCGTTACCCAAAGCGGCCACAACATCCGAGTCAAAGACGTATTCACCGTCGGCCAGCATGGCGGGGATGTCGTCGCTTTGACCGTCACCAGCACCGCGCACATACGCACCTTGACGGTAATCATGACGGCCTTGAACCAATGGTACGCCAGACACGGGGTGAGGCATGCCGCCAGTGTTCATGGCTTGACCGCCTTCGTCCATCATATTCTCGCCGCGAACGCCAAGAATTTCCAGAGGATCTTGCGGTTTTCCGTAGGTGTAATAAGGTGATGCAGGATTGGGCATCTTTGGATTGGGTTGACTTAAACCGCCGACAGCAAAAGGCTCGGCAGTTTGCATATCCTCAGCGTAAGGCATAGAGGAATTCATGTCGCCCGCATCTGATTCAGCGCCGAGATCCGCGCTTGTTTCGGGGGCCATCTGCCTGCTGTTGCCGCCCAAGCCGCCCATAGTTGGTTGCGCCATTTCTTGCTCAGGGTCTTCGTATTCCATTTCGTAGCCGGGAACGCCAAGATTTGTGTACAGGTCACTTTCTTCTTGCGGCGTGTACTGTTGCAAATTAGGTTGTGATGGCGTGACGACACGCGCTGGCCCCATACCAAAGTTAGTTGTTCTTGGCGCAATGCTTGGCATGGTCACGGTTGGGGCTTTGTAGCTTGATCTGTCCTTACTAGCGGTGCTCATCAAAGAGGCAATCATGGCCGCCGTCAAACCAGTTTTTTGCACTTGAGGGTCTGACAAAAAGGCTTTCAATTGGTCGCCAGCTTTTTGTAATGGCGATCTTGTTGACGTTGCTGTTGGCGTTGCTGTTGGTGTTGTTGTTGGTGTTGTTGTGCCAGTTGTGTTCGCATACGCAGGTGTATCCGTCTGCGAGGAAGTTCCTCCCGTGTAACCAGATGAAGTATTGTTGACGGTTTCATCAAACACATCTGCGGCGCGATAAAGAACGCCGTTTTTGTAAATGTTTCCACTCTGATCCTCGGTGTACTCATCTTCTGCCGCACGGTAGAGGACGCCGTTTAGGTAAAGGTTTCCACTTGAGTCTTCGGTGTATACATCCTCTTCCGGCTTTTCTGCCGCACGATAAAGCACGCCGTTTTTGTATACGTTTCCACTTGCGTCCTCGGTGTAAATGTCTTCTTCTGGGGTGCTATCCACAGCAAATGATGGGTCAGAGACATCCATCTGTGGGCTTGTGTATTTCGTGTAGTCTGGATTTGCAAAGACGTCACCGCCCTCTTCGAATCTTGGTAATCCACCTTTTTTCATGGTCGTAAGACCTCCGTGCTTGTAATCCATATCTTCGTCTGGATTTGTGTTGTACCTTGGATCAACATAAGAATCTCGGCTGTCGAAGTCGTAAGTTGGGTAATCAATAACTGGATCAGGGCCATAGTCGTAAATTGGATTTGATTGTTCTGCGGCTGACACCAATTCAAATGTTCCATTGGGGTTGACCAACCACACGTTACCCGCTTGATCCGTGGTTTGATACGGCTGTATAGTTTCTTCGGGCTTAGGTGGCTCAACATAGTCGTAAACGGGGTTTGAAGGCTTCTCTGCGGCCTTGATTAAATTAAATGATCCGTCAGGGTTTACTTGCCACACGTTGCCCGCATCGTCTGTGGCTTCGTACGAAGAGACGGTTTTTTCTGGCGTGGGTTCTGGTGTTGGCTCTGCGTAGTCGTAGACAGGATTTTCGGTGGTGTCAACAGCGTCAGGAATCGGATTTCCAAAGGCATCTACAAGGGTGAGACTACCATCAGCGCCTTGGCTCCAATAATTTCCAGCTTCATCTTGAAGAATTTCAGGGGGCGCATTTTTGCTTGCTTCGGCCAGCGGAGACTCTTTGACTGGCTCTGGCGCTACAGGCGCTACGGGTGCAGGCGCAGGGATAGAGATGGGAATGATTGGCGTTGGGCTGGGTGAGGCTTCATTTCTTGCGGTCGAGCTTGCTTGAGCCAACGGTGATTCAATGACTGGCGCTTCGTTTATTGGCGCAACAGGAGTTGGTTCAGCAACGCTTGGCGCTGGAGTTGGTTCGGGTTGGCTGACTTGCGCCAAAGGTGATGGTGCTGGTGGCTCACCGTAATCGTAAACAGGATTGGGGGGCTCACCGTAATCGTAGACAGGGTTTTCTTCAACGGGAGGTTCGCCGTAGTCATAAACAGGATTGGGCGGTTCAACGTAGTCGTAGACGGGGTTTTTTTCCGCAGGCACTTCGCCAATGTCGTAAACGGGGTTTGTCACCGGGGGAGGTGCAACTGGCGGCGCAACTGGCTCTTCTGGCTTTTCTGCCGCCCGATAAAGCACGCCGTTTTTGAAGACATTGCCAAGCGAGTCTTCGGTGTATTCGTCTTCTTTTGGTGGCGCTATGACCGACGTAGGCGGTTTGGGGGCTACGGGTGTTGTTGGTGTTGTTGGCTTTGCTGGAGTTGCAGGCGTAGTCGGTTTTTTGTCCGGAATCACCGAGTTGATAACCGAGGTGATGGCTTTGCCAGCAAGCGCGGCGGCGGCGGCATCTGTGGCCGCATTTGTTATTGCGTCGCCTTTTGAAGATCCGCTTGATGCGCTCGATGACGTTGGGGTGGTCTGCGTAGCAGTGCCAGATCCTGAAGACGTAATTGGTTTTGCCGACTCCGCTGGAACCACCACCGAGGTTACGGGCGGTGTAGTTGTGTCGGTTGTTGTTGGTACTGATAGGGTTGTGGGGATAGTAGGGTCAGGGCTTGCAGGCTCTGTGGGAGCGGTCGATCCTCCAGAAGCTGGAACAGTTGGCTTCGAAATAACGCTGGTCAGTTTGCGCTTGGGCTTTAAAAACAGCGTGTTTCGTTTTTTCTGGAGGTTTGTAATATTGACCATTTTTTTCTTTCGATCAAGTCGGGGCTGGTTGCTCTAATTTTGGTACTGGCTTCAAAGCCCCAACTGGTGCTTTTGGTGCTGGCTTTAGATTGCCGACAGGCGCTATTGGTGTTTTTGTTGGCGCAACAGTTATCGGTTGCGTGGTTGTTGGCGGCGTCAGTGTGGTTGGCGCTGGCACCACCACTGAAGTTAATGTTGTTGGCGCAACAGGTTCTGTAACTGTTGCTGATATTGTAGGAATTGTCGTGGTTTCTTTTGTCGGATTGACTGGCTTGAGCGTGCCCACTGGCGCGACTGGCGGCGTATCTTTGATTGCAGTCAATCCTCCAACTGGCGCTTCTGATTTTGGCGTTACAGGGATTGGCGTTTCTTTTGGTTTTAATGTGCCCACTGGTGCTGTTGGTTTTGGATTCAAATTGCCAACAGGCGCTTTTGGCGGCACTGGTTTTTTGGGCGCTGGCCTTGGTGGCGGAGGCGGCGGTTTAGGCGTCAACTCCTGTTTGATGGCGGCGTTGGTTGCCGTGGTCAAAGTATCGGCAATTACTTTGCCAATAACCGTTTGCTTCAATGGTGGCTCAGGCGCTGGTGCAGGCGCAGGGGTTGGCTCTGGCGCAGGTGCTGGCGCGGCATACACTGGGGTCTTAGTTTCAGACGAAGTTTTTCCTGTGTAAGACGATGAATCTGATGCAGGCGTAGGTGTAGGTGCGGGCGGCGGTGTGGGTGTTGGCGCAGGTTTGGGCTCAGGTTTGGGTTCAAAGATTGGAGGAGGGGCTGGCTCAAAGATCGGCGCGGGGGTGGGGGTGGGCGCGACATACGCTGGAGTTGGCGTGGAAGAGGACGTAGATCCCGTGTAAGACGATGAGGGTGAGGCGGGCGCTGGCGCAGGTGTCGGTGCTGGTGTCGGTGCTGGAGCAGGAGCAGGGGTAGGAGCAGGAGGTGGCTTTGGCGCTGGCGGCGGCGCTTTTGGTAAAGCGGCATCAAATGCGGCCTTGTCTTTGGCGGCTTGATCTTGGGCCGCTTTCTGTGCGTCCGCTCGAGCCTTTTCTTGAGCTACCCTCTGCGCCTCTGCTTGCGCTTTTGC